GCATCAATCCCAACACAAGGTTTATATCACAATGAAACAATACAACATTTACAACAACAACGAAACAGGGCTAGGAACGTTCAGCGACGATCGCGGCACAATTACAGATATCTTTTACAAGGCCGGGGTCAATCACGCCTGTTTGATTACCAACACAGCCGGGGCAGTACGTGGTAATCACTATCACAAACACACTACTCAATATACCTATGTGCTCACAGGCAGCATGGTGTATTACAGCAAACCTGTAGACAGTGATGGAACACCTACCGAATTCTTGGCCAGAAAAGGTGACTTTATTATCAGTCCGCCCAATGAGATTCACGCAATGAAAACCACTGTGGATGGCTGTACATTCATTGCCTTTGCCGAAGGCCCACGTGGCGGAGAAGACTACGAAACTGACACGTACAGAGTGGATTCGATCATTCCAGAGGATGACAAATGAACGTGGGTGTAATTGGTAAAGGCACTGTGGGCAAAGCAGTGTACGAAGGACTAGAGTATCTGGGCCATAACATGTGTTTCTTTGATCCTGCATACGAAGGATCTTCTATCATGGACGTTATAGACGCTGATTGTGTTTTTGTCAGTGTGCCAACCAATCAAGCACCAAACGGAGACTGCGATACCAGCATTGTAGAAAATGTAATCAAAGATCTTGATGGACTAAACTACCGAGGATTGATTGCAGTTAAAAGTACAGTGGTACCGGGCACCAGCGAACGGCTCAGTGCAGAGTATCCACGTATGAAAATCTGTAGTGTGCCAGAGTTCCTACGTGCCAAGACTGCATTGGCAGACTTTATTCACAATCATGACCTGTTGATCATTGGCAGCCATCGTGAAGAGGACTTTGAATTGATTAAGAAGATTCATGGGTTTTATCCCAAGCATGTGGCCTGCGTTAAACCTACAGAAGCAGAAATTGTCAAGTACTTTAACAATGTTCACCATGCCATGCAAGTGACATTTGCCAACGTCACTTATGAAGTTTGTCAAAAACTAGACGCCAACTACATGAATGTGTACAATGCAATTACTCAACGTGATTGTATCAACCCTGCATACTTGATGGCCAATAAAAACACACGTGGCTACGGCGGACATTGCTTGCCCAAAGACACCAGTGCGTGGAATAACTTGATCAAGAAACTGGGACTTGACTTTAAACTGATTCAAAGTGTAATCGACGACAACGAGAAATTTATCAAATGAAAATATTAGTAACCGGTGCCAGCGGCTTATTAGGCACAGAAATCTGCCGCCAACTCAAACACGATAAAAAAAATGTAGTATGGGCCATGGACAACCATAGTCGTAGTTCAACCATACCGCCCTGTGACAAGTTTATTGATGTAGACTTGACTGCTGGCGATGTGGCCTACGCAGACTTGCCTGTGGACTTTGATTACATCTATCACTATGGTGCAATCAACGGAACCAAGAACTTTTACGAGCGTCCTAACCAAGTGTTATGGAACAACATGGTGGGTGACTTCAATGTGTTTGAATTTGCCGGCATGAATAAACAGTTAAAAAAACTAGTGTACGCTAGTTCCAGTGAAGTAGTAAGTGACGATCCGGTTAGTCCTGTTGCTGAGCATACAGATATCACAATCAACAATATTCACAATGCCAGATGGAGTTATCGTTTGCCCAAGATCTGTGCAGAAAACTACTTGACCAATTCACCGTTGCCCTATGTGATGATACGGTACTTTAACGTGTACGGCGACAACAGCAAGGCCGGACATTTCTTAGCAGATCAAATTGCCAAGATTCAAAATGGTATATTTGAAGTTGTTGGTCCAGAAGAAACACGCAGTTTTTGTCATGTAGAAGATGCTGTTCGAGCCACGATTTTCTGCGCCAAAACACAAACACGTGAACTGTTCAACATAGGCAATGATAGAGAAATTACCATTCGGGACGCAGTAAAAGTCATTGCCGAAGAACTGGGTCACACTGACCCTGAGTGGACTACCTCACCTGGCAAGGCCGGCAGTACTGCAACACGTAGACCCAACATTGACAAATTGAGATCGGTCATGTCCGATTATAAACCAATGTCATTTGAGCAAGGTGTCAAACGAATTATTAAAAATTTAGTTGACAAGTCATAAACAATTATTGTATAATAGTACATGAAATTAAAAGTATCAGAACTATTCTATTCGGCACAAGGCGAAGGTCGCTTTATTGGTGTACCCAGTGTGTTTTTACGCACATTTGGATGTAACTTTACCTGTGCAGGTTTCGGGTGCCGGCCTGGTGAGAAAAGCACCGAAGCAGATGAAGTTGCCAAGAACGTACACTTGTACAAAACATTTGAAGAGCTGCCGCTTGTAAACACTGGTTGCGACAGCTATGCAAGTTGGCATCCTGACTTCAAAGAACTCAGCCCTACATATGAGATTGATGAACTAGTAAACAAAATGCTAGACTTGATTCCTGACCGTCGTTGGACCAATCGCACAGGCAATGACACACATCTTGTGATCACAGGTGGTGAGCCATTGCTGGGATGGCAACGTACATATCAAGACTTGTTTGATCATGACGATATGCGTGGCATTAAGAATGTTACATTTGAGACCAATGGTACTCAAAAGTTACAGCCCAAGTTTAGAGAATATCTTAACACATGGCTTGCTGGACACAATGAACTTACATTCTCTGTCAGTCCCAAACTCAGTGCCAGTGGAGAAGCATGGGCAGAGGCAATTAAACCCGAGATTGTTGCAGACTATCAAAACTTTGGTACTGTGTATCTTAAGTTTGTGATTGACAGCGAAGTACACTTTGAAGAAGTAGATCGTGCTGTGGCTGCTTATCGTGCCGCAGGATTTGAAGGTGTGGTATATGTTATGCCACAAGGTGGTGTTGTTGCTCCATATGCAGAGAATCGTGTGAATGTTGCAGACTGGGCACTTGTGCGTGGATACTACTATACTCCAAGATTGCATGTGGATCTTTGGGGCAATGGATGGGGAAAATAAAAGGAAATTAATGAGTTATCTATTTACAAGTGAAAGTGTATCCGAAGGACATCCGGATAAAATTGCAGATGCTATTAGCGATGCTGTTCTGGACTTGGTAATGTCCAAGGAAAATCCTGCACTACGCTGTGCTTGTGAAACACTAGTGACTACCAATCGTGTTGTGGTTGCTGGCGAATACAAAGGCATCTTACATGCCGAAGAAGTTGAATCAGCAGTACGCAGAGTTATCAAAGACGTTGGATACGAACAGTCTGGGTTTGATTGGCGCACTGTTGAGATCACCAATTTGTTACATGGGCAAAGTGTAGACATTGCACTGGGCACAGACACATTTGGTGCCGGAGATCAGGGACTGATGTTTGGATATGCTTGTAACGAAACCGATACACACATGCCCAGTGCCATTTATTGGAGCCATCGTATTGTGGAAGAACTTGCACGACAACGCAAGGAACTGGGCATTGAATGGCTAGGCCCAGATGCCAAGAGCCAAGTGACATTTGAGTACAATGATGCTGGCACACCCAAACGCATCGCTAAAGTTGTTTGTTCTACACAACATAGCGATGAAATTGAAACAGCGTTACTCCGCAACAAAGTAGAATCGATTATCCGTAATATTCTTCCTAAAAATTATATTGATAATCAAACTGAATTTTATATTAACCCCACTGGTAGATTTGTCGTTGGTGGCCCCGATGGTGATACTGGGCTTACTGGCCGCAAGATTATTGTTGACACGTATGGCGGGTATAGTCCTCATGGTGGCGGGGCTTTCTCGGGAAAAGATCCCACTAAGGTTGATCGCAGTGCTGCCTACTTGACACGCTGGATTGCCAAGAACATTGTGGCCAGTGGTCGAGCAGATTGGGCAACTGTGCAGATCAGTTATGCCATTGGCATGGCACAGCCCATGAGCTTTTACGTTGAAACAGACCACAAACCACAAAGTCGTGAATTGACCAAGTGGGTGCAAGACAACGTTGACCTAACACCTCGAGGCATTATTGAACGGTTTGATCTCTTCCGTCCTATCTACAGTAGCACAACCAACTACGGACACTTTGGCAAAGACTATTTGCCTTGGGAAACTGTGGATTTATTCTAAGGAAACTATATGGGATTTTTTGATAGATTTAAAAAGAAACCTGAACCCAAAGTCAAGGCTGAGCCCAAGCCCAAGGTACCAGTAAAAACTGAAAAAGAAATTGCCACAGAAAAAGGCGAGCCATATGTGGCAATTCTCAGCATGCAAGTGGATCCTGAGAACATGCATCAAGGTGCATTTGAACTGGACTGGAATGATAAGTTTGTTGCCAATTTGATTCGTGCCGGATATCAAGGCAAACCTGACGACAAAGATTCAGATATTGTTGATCGGTGGTTCCAGAATGTTTGTCGTCATGTTGTGATGGAAACATGGGAACAAGAAATGGCAAACAATCCCAATCGTGTGGTGAAAAGTCGCGACATAGGGGATGGCCGATCCGAAGTGTCATAATGCTAATATATTTCAACGGTGATAGCAATGTAGCTGGCACAGAGTTGCCGGAGTCTACTCACGGAATGGCACCTAAGTTGGCCGAAAAATTCAACGGGCAATACAAAACAAAATTTATCAATGATGCAACACCGGGTGCAAGCAATGATTTAATTTACGAACAAACACTGGATTTTTTAAACAATCCCAGCAGTCCAAAACCTGACTTGGTAGTGATTGGATGGACACAGTTTAGTCGAGTGCAATGGTTTTTAGTGGACGAGTGGGGCAAGGGACGATTTTGGGAAATAAATCAAATTGGAGTAGGTATTCCTGTTCCTGAAGAATACAACGATCGATATAAACATTATGTTGAAAATGTGCAACGCGATGGGCACTGGCGTTTGGTGCAAGGTGCATATTGGCACAATAAAATTTTTAACATACACAAGCTGTTAGAGTACAAAAAAATTCCGCATTTGTTTTTCAATGCGTTTGACGAGTTTATTTTACCAGTCGAAGTGACCCAACTTGACTGGAACAATGTATTTTTAACACCGTACTCTAAAGAATTAATCTACACTGAATGGTGCCATCACCAAGGTTATAAAGAAATAACTCCAGGGTGGCAACACTACGAAAGTGCGGCTCATACTCAGTGGGCAAATGTCATGCATGACCATATTACAAAACACAACATTGTATGATTCTTTATGTAAACGGTGATAGCCACACTGCGGCTGCCGAAGCAGTTAATCCGCATGCATTTGCCATGGACGATGGACAGTTGTTTTACATGGGTCGTGCTCCGCATCCAGAAAACTTAGCAGTGAGTTGGGGCAGGCGATTAAGCGATGCACTACGAGCCAGTTTTCACTGTGATGCTGAAAGTGCCAGTAGTAACACTAGAATTTTACGCACAACCAGAGATTGGTTAAAAAAAATACATCATGTCGAAGAAGTGCTAATGGTAATACAATGGAGCACCTGGGAACGAGAAGAGTGGCTGATTGATGGGGTGTATTATCAAATTGGTGCCAGTGGCCAGGATGATGTCCCCGACGAGCATAAACAACGCTACAAAGAGTTTGTGGTTGGAGTAGATTGGAAAGAAAAGACCCAACAAGCGCACGATGAAATTTGGCAGTTACATACCGAACTAAACAAACTGGGCGTTAATCATATCTTCTTCAATGGTAATAATGATTTTAGTAGCATTAAGAAATCAAAAAAATGGGGCAACAGTTATATTGACCCATACAACTCAGAAGGCACATACAATGCTCGAATCAGAGCCGCTGGAATAGAAACAGTTGCACCCAATTCTTGGCATTTTGGCAAGGATGGCCATAGCTTTTGGAATCGTTTTATGTTACAATATATCAATACCCACAACAAAGTCTAAGGTTCTCTATGCGTTATGTGTTAATTGACACAGCTAATATGTTTTTTCGTGCAAGGCACACTGCATTTCGTGCGTCAGATCCATGGGAAAAAGTTGGAGTAGCACTGCACACAACGCTGATGAGTGCCAACAAGGTTGTTAAACGTTTTGAAGCAGACCATGTTGTTTTTGCACTGGAGGGACGTAGCTGGCGCAAAGATCACTACAAACCCTACAAAGCAAACCGTGCTGTAGCCCGTGCCGCGCTTACAGAAACAGAAGCAGAAGAAGATAAAATGTTCTGGGAAACGTATGATAATTTGACTAAATACTTGTCAGAAAGAACCAATTGCAGTGTGATTCGATGTCCCACTGCAGAGGGCGATGACATTATTGCCCGCTGGATTGCTCTACATCCCCAAGACGAACACATTGTGATCAGTAGCGACACAGATTTTGTGCAGTTGCTGGCCGCAAACGTAAAACAATACAATGGTATCACAGACGAACTTATCACCACCGAAGGCATCTATGATGCCAAAGGTCGACCTGTAGTTGATAAGAAGACCAAGGAACCCAAACAGATTCCTGATCCTGCATGGTTGTTGTTCGAAAAATGTATGCGTGGCGATACCAGCGACAATGTGTTTAGTGCATTTCCTGGTGTGCGAACAAAAGGCACCAAGAACAAGGTGGGTCTACAAGAAGCATTTGCAGACCGTACAACCAAAGGCTACAACTGGAACAACATGATGTTGCAAAGATGGACCGACCATAACGGTGAAGAACACCGTGTGTTGGATGACTATGAACGCAATCGTCAGTTGATTGATCTTACACATCAACCACAGGCAGTAAAAGACACAGTGGATCTTGCTATCATTGAACAGATCTCGCACAAGGATATCGGACAGGTGGGCGTAAGGTTTATGCAATTTTGCGGCAAGTATGATCTAGTACGGTGTAGTGAAAATGCTGAAGGGTTTGGCCGTTGGTTAAATGAAACATACAAAGGAGTTTTAAATGTTAGTAGCTAAAGTCGTAGCAGACAAACAGTTTTGGATCTTACAAGAAGATGATCGCAAAGTTGGCAACATCGAAGCATGGAATGGCGGATATCAAGTTCGTATCAACAATCAAGTAAAGCAATTTAAAACAATCAAACTTGCAGCCAAAGAATCAAACATTGTATTTGCCAAAGAAGAAACAACATCCAAACCTGACAATACCGTGGTACACGGGTATCCGGTAGCAGGTCGTTGTTATAATCCTGTGTGGGACGTGGTGCATCACTTGCCAATTTATACCAAGACTGCCAAAAGCAAAAGTTGGTTTGCCGCAGGATGGTATTCTATCAAGCGTGGACGAAATTGGAAGATCATTCAGGATCCCAAACTGATTGCACTACAACGCTATCCTTACCAAGGCCCGTTTAAGAACAAAGAACAAGTGACACTATGACAAATCCATTCCGAGATCAAGAAAAGTTCATGAAGGCCTGTGACCAAAAGGTTGATGCCTACTCTATTTCACAATATAAAATGTATTTGAGTCTAATAGACGAAGAGCATCGAGAACTGCAAGAAGCAGTTGAAGCCGATGACTTGACTGAACAACTGGATGCGCTGATCGATATATTGGTTGTTACAATTGGTGCCATTCATTCAGCAGGATTTGATGCCGAGGGTGCCTGGAAAGAAGTTATGGCAACCAACTTTGCCAAGATTGATCACGAAACAGGCCGGGTGCGTAAACGCGAAGATGGTAAAGTGCTCAAGCCAGTGGGATGGACTCCGCCAGACTTAAAAGGATACTTGACAAGATGATACACATACAAAAATTTATTGAACGCCTTCAAGGCTTTGAAGCACGTGGTGCCAGAGACTTTACCATGCCCATTAAAGATGCCAAGGACCTGCATGCTGACCTTACCAGGCTGTTGATCGCACTACAGGCTGCAAGAGAATCTGCTGTAAATGCCGCACAAGAAAGCGAAATCACAGTGGAAATGAAGGGCGGAGCATTTTAAAAAGTCCCTATATTTGTCATAAATAAATGTAGGAGTTTAATGAATGTCAAGACCAAAACCCAAAGTTATTCTAGAACTGACAAACAAAACCACGTACAAAACTGAACAGGTTTTATCGTCAGCAGGAGTGTGGGCTGTGTTCTACAACAACTCTCCTATCAATCTCAAAACCAGCAACATGTTAGTGCAACACCCTGGGCCCAAGTACAAGAAAGTCAGTTTCTCCAATCCCGGCCATGCACACAATCTTTCAAAGAAACTAAACGCACAGTTCAAGACCGACAAGTTCACTGTGGTATTGTTGACCCAGGGCGACACAGTTCAGCCCAGTGGTGCGTGATAAACTAAAATTAACCCAAGCACTGGTGGCCAATCTGCCAGAAGAATTTGCCGAGCCCGTTGAAGTTGCTGTTAAGACTTGGTGGGCAAACATTCGCAAGACTGGTGGCCTGCGTCTTACCGAACATGGATTTTATGTATTCAGTCGTGTGTTAGATCTGGCACATTATGAACTAGAAATTAAACCAACACCGGGCAACCGACGCATTGTGTTAACTCTTGACCGTAAACTGCAAAGTCCGTATTACATTAGAATAGACAAACGTATTCCAACCGGTGTTTATATGTTTGGCAGTCGTGAAGCAGTCATGGCACAACTGTATGGTGATTTAGAAAAGTTCCTGCGCAACTATTGACTGCAACTCTGGTCGCTGTCGGGCTTTTTCTAACACATCTTTTAAAAACACATTTTGTTGCAACAGATCATAATTGTGCTGTAGACGTACTAAATTAAGACTGCGGTGTGCCAGATCAAAGTTGGTCAGCAATCCAAGATTAAGTTCCACTGCAAGATCACATCTGCGACCAGGATCCAACTCTGTTTGGTAACTGTGATCAACAACATCATCAAACACATCAAATCCCATGCTGGCCATATAATCTGCTATGCGCCAACCGCCGACCCACATTGGAATAGTTCCTGCGTATAATGCCATCAGTGTCTTTTCTGTTACTATGGTTTCTTTTTCATAATACGCAGGTTCAGTTATTAAAGAAATACAAGTGGGTTCAAACACTGTTTTCTGCAACAATTTATTATAGGTGTGTGCATTTTTAAATGAACCGTTACGAACTCCTTGGTCCATCGCAACTTCGGGGCCAAAGACATAGTTGGTTACAGGTATGGTATTAATGTCATTTGTTTTCCACGCAAGAGAATGACAATAATTGGTTAATTTATGTTGTTCGATTAATGCCAACAATCGACGTCTGTTGGATCTGGGTTTGTTGATCATAAAGTTGAATGTAGCTGTTTTACGGCTCCAATCTGGTTGTATGTCTTGATGTATAAATTCTTTATTTTCTCGGGCCAAAAACATAGGTAAACAAACATACGGATATTCAGTTAATCCTTCTTGTACTGTCACATGATCAAATACCAACAGATGCTGTTGCGGATCACATGAACTGTTTTCCAATAATTTTTCCACATGATAACAGTGTTCGTCGGGACTATAGTGGTGGTCACGAACCAAAATAATTTCGGGGCTGGACAGAATCTCGCCAGAGTAGGTGTAAGTAGGACCGTGTATTTCAATCATGGCCTGTATTTACAAGTAAATATTAACATGACAGATATAATAAAAACAGCACTTGGATCAACATACTGTATGTTTTATCATCCAGCATTTCCCATTGCACAACTAACTCCGGTACAGACACTCGAAGGATCTTGTTCTGTGGTAAATCAAGCATTAGATTTGTATGGCACTGATTTGTTGTCTTGGCCGGCGGGACTGCAAAACGAAATTGCAAAATTACTGCGGGTCAACTATTTTTATCAAAATTTACACAAAGAGCCCATACGAAAGCCCTTGTTGATACACCAACAACATGAACAGTACGTAGTTGATTGTGGCGACACACGACTGATGACACTGCAACTAAATCCCAAAATATCCACAGTCAGTGTTGTTATAACATGCACAGCATCGAACGCTGTACAATACAACACTTGGCAGCAAATTAACAACGATCAAGACTTGATAAGACTGACCCAATTTGATGCCAACAACACAACAATATTAGTTACTGCCACACAGTTTGGTGCTGACTACGGACTTGAGTGGTTAGAAATTGGCGATCAAAGCACCGGCCACCATCTGCACAGTAGTGATCTCAGACTGACAATGATGCAAAATTATCTTGACGCACAAGTTAAGAATTTTAAATTTGATACTGAATGGGCCCGATCGCCTGTGGATTGGTTAGCGTTTGTGTAAGTATGCTGATCCACTGAGCAAAGTCATTGGGCCACCGAGCAGCCATTACGGCCAATACAGTTTGATTGTGTGTGGCAGCACGTTGACATCTGTCTTGTAGCAGAGCTAGATCTTGAGACTTCAATGATTTAATAGTTTCAAGGCTTTTCCATACAAATATGCGTTGCTTCTCTTGCACTTCTATTAGTCTATCGTAATGGTTGTGGTCTATTAGATCTGACACAGTATCAAATCCCAAGCTAGTTAAATAGGCCACTGTGTATCGACCCGACGACACGGTCCACGGAGCAGGTGTTACTAATGCTCTGAATATTTTTTCACTCAGTGATATGTTGTTGTCACTGCTGTAGGTTTCGGCCACAATGTTAACATATGACCGATTAAAAATTTCATCATGTTCTATTTCATAATTGCGCACAGGCATTTGTGCTGTTAGCAATTCATAACTTTTTTGATATTTTGATTTGTCTTCGTTGCTGGTCTGGTTCCAATGGTCATTCCAATGTTCTAATGCCCGGGTTGTGGAAATAAGAGCAGGGTCTGACACTACGGAATTTCCTGGACGATAACAGTTGAAATTTACATGGCCTTTGTGCAAATGTACTCTGAGTCCGATTTCCAACATCAGCATAAATCTGCGTTGGTCAATTCGATTTACTGCAAAAGAAAAATCTCGTTCTGGCCGCCATGTGTAATTGCTGGGCACATAGTGATAGATTCCCAAGAAACTAGCGGGCAATCTTACCACACGGTACTGTGTGGGACAAGTGATATAGTTGTCGGTTATGACTGTGGTATTGGCATCAAACAAGTAGGGCAAGTCACTGTGATAGTCTGTACTACAACTTCGTATATCGTCAACCAGGCAGACGATCACTGTTTGGTTTGATTTTTTCCATATCCGTGGATTGTCAGTTACACTAAACCCGGTATCGCGTAGTATTTGATATATTGTGTTATTGATGTTGTATTCGTGTACTAGACATTGGCTTTGATTCCAAATCTCGCCGCTGTGTACTCCGTTGAATGCCTGTTGCATAGTGTACTTATTAAGGCAAATATCTTGAAAAAAATTTGTATTTTGAGCAACCAAGTGGTTGACCTTGTATAAATAAACCTATACAATACACACATGCGCCAATAAAAAGGTGTATGTAAATTTAAAGAAACAAAAATGCAAACAAACGTATTACATTCTATATCAAATTGTTCAGCCAAACAGGCCGGCTTCGCGCCCTCTATTTGGTCAGCAATCAACAGCATGTCATATGATCGCACACCAGAGGGTACCAGGGTCCAGGAGACCATGTCGTAAATAAAAGTTTACACACAAACTCCAAGGACCCTAGGATTAAAAACCCTAGGGTTTTTTGTTTTTAGAAAAGGAAAAATGAAGAAATTAGATTTAAAACAACGAATGCGTGAAGTAAAGTACACAACAGAGCACACGCTGACACCGGAACAACGTGAAAAGTTGATTCGGGAAAAGTTGGAACGTGCTAGGTTGATGCTCGAAACTCGCATGCGAGTCAAGAATCAACTTCCAGCATAGATCCTAAAGTGTTGACAGGAAACGAGGTCCTGTGCTACACTATAAACAAGCACAAACGGGCGGCGACTAGGATGGAATCCCTCTTGTGGGACTAAAAATTAGTTCGTATTAAAGCATTCTTTAAGAACAGGCAGCCTAAGTATTTTAGAGTGCTTTAATACACACATTGGAAACAGTGTGTTTGACGTATATGCACAGGTGGCGGAATGATTACGCAACGGATTGCAAATCCGTATCATGCAGGTTTGAGTCCTGTCCTGTGTTCCAATTTTACAAAATAAAGATATGAAACTATTTGCCACAGTGTTTTTTTGTACAGTCTTATCCAATGCGGCGGCCCACGCACGTGAGCCCACTGTGTTGGTCTACAACATCAATGCACAGCGCACGGAACTGAGCCAAAATAGTGATCAAATCAGATCAATGGCCAGTGTGACCAAGTTGATGACTGCCATGGTTGCATTGGATCACAACAGAGATCTTCAACAGCAGTTGGTGCTGAGAAAAAACACTGGTAGTCGATTGCCGCCTGGCAGATACACCAGAGAACAGTTGTTGCTGGCCATGCTGGTTAGCAGTGACAACGGAGCAGCCGAAACCATTGCACAGAACTATCCTGGTGGCCGATCTGCCTTTGTGTCTGAAATGAATCGACATGCCCGGATGTGGAATCTTCAAGATACTAAATTTGTAGATCCTTCGGGGCTAGGTGTGTTCAATGTGACCACTGCACGGGATCTAGTAGAAATGGTACAGATTGCTGCCAGCTATTGGTTTATACAAGAAGCCAGCGGACAGTCTACTGTACAGTTAACAAAGTCGGATCGAACTCGTGGCAGCTCTGTGAATCTCATTCACACATCCCGTCCACTGTTGACAGAGTTTGACCGTGTAGACGTGAGCAAGACTGGATTTACCAATCTTGCTGGATGGTGTGTGGCCATGCTGGTAGAACACAACAAACAACAGTACGCAGTCATTGTATTGGGTGCCAGTTCCAAACTGGATCGCAGTGCAATTATAAAAAAAGTTTTTAAAAATCTTTAACATATTTTAGGAAGATGATGCAGCGGGGTTGGTCCTGCGACTGGCCTTGAAAACCAGGTTCTCTTAACAGGGATGGGGTTCGACTCCTCCGTCTTCCGCCAACAATATCAATCTTTAAATACAACAATGAATAACATATATGTAATTTATTCTCCTGGAAGAACCGGAAGTCACATCATATTAGAAATGTTGACCGGACCTATAGGCACTAAAGGGGGATTAGCTGACGCATATGCAATATGGCTCCCAGCCAACAAAGAAAAATATCAGCAGGGTATTAAAGATCAAAACACAGTGATACATCTTCATAATCTCATAGAAATTAGAGATTTAGATAAATCAACTGTGACATTAATACTGAGTCTCAGACGAGATATATTTGCCCAACTGATGAGTATGTGCGTAGCTCTACTAGTTGATGAATGGAGTGGTAAAGATTACAGCAACAAGATTGTAGAGCCACTGGTTTTTGATAAAGCAGAATTTATTGAGTTAGTGAATAATTTGATGTGGGCAAGTAATTTAATCTTGTCCGGTTATAAAAAAGTTGTAACCATCTATTATGAAGATCTAATAGATAAAGGTGCAAAATTTGTTGCTGATAAATTAGATTTACGCTACAACAAATTGCAAGTTGGTCATGTACATCAACCAAGTCCGTATCGGTACAAAGACATAATTTTAAATTGGGAAGAATTACAACAAGAGTATTTGAAAATGATCAACGGTGTGGTCCCGTAATGGTATCGGAGCGGTTTGCTAAACCGTCGCTCGGCGTAATCCGGGTTCTCGGTTCGAGTCCGAGTCACACCGCCACGTCGTGGGAACGTAGCTCATCAGGTAGAGCACCAGACTGAAAATCTGGGTGTGGTTGGTTCGAGTCCAATCGTTCCTACCAATCAGGGTCCTTGGTGAAATGGATATCATGCTTGGCTTCGAACCAAGTGGTGTGGGTTCGATTCCTGCAGGACCCGCCAAAAATTTAGCCCGTTAGCTCAATGGTAGAGCACTCGACTGATAATCGAGCGACAGAGGATCGTTACCTCTACAGGCTACCAAATAATGTATCCCTAATGTAATGGCAGCATGACAGTCTCCAAAACTGTTCGTCGGGGTTCGAGTCCCTGGAGGTACGCCAATAATAACCCTACTTGCTGTAGGGTATACTAAAGTACTAACTTGACCATTTAATGCCGTTTTGCTATAATAGAAACAAGTTAAGAAATTAGCTGGATCTGCAAATAACCCTACACAGTGTAGGGACTTTGCAAAACAAATTGACTAGATATAGCCATTGTGTTATACTAGAGACTAGTTAGGAAATTAACTAGACGTTCTTTAAAAAGTTGTTGTTTTTGGTAACCTGCAAGGGTTGCTATTTTAAAACGTATTAAAGGTTACCTACACCGTTAGGGATCTAAGGCGAGGACTGTGGGGCCGCCCACGCTCAAGCTAGGTCTATGAAACCGGGCAGAAATGTCCAGAAAAGCGGCGGAGCATGTAGGCAGTAATGACCGTGCAGGTCTATAGGAGACGGTCCTATAGGTAGACATAGATGCACAATGGTTCCTTTAGTATGTTTTAAAATAGTAGATTTTGGTCTGTTCGTATAGAGGTTATTACTGTGGATTGTCTATCCACTTACGGGGGTTCGATTCCCCCACAGACCGCCAAGTTTTGAGAGCCGCATCGCCTGGACACTTCTCTCGGCAACGAGACACTAGGTCCTGCAACCGTGGCTCTCCTCTTTTTGCTCGATTCGTCTATCGGTTAGGACATCTGGTTTTCATCCAGGCAAGAGCGGTTCGACTCCGCTATCGAGTACCACACATGGAGATGCCGCCGTAATGGTATGGCAGGGGACTGTAAATCCTCCGACTTAGTCACAATAGGTTCGATCCCTATCATCTCCACCAGAACGTTCCGGGTGTCTCCGGATAGTCAGACCCTGACGATGAGAAGTAGTGTGACAGCTACGGGTGGTAGTCTTCGAACCCAAAGGCCGCTGGCAATGCGAGAACGGTCCCTGCCGGGAAGCGGGTGGAAGGAGTGTGTGATGGGTATGATAGCGTCATATCTTGATACTCTATAATTACCGCCGGGGGATGCAGAGCATATTGGGGGATTAGGCTAGTGGGAAACCGGTGCCTTTGCAAGGCTCATTCGCGAGTTCGACTCTCGCATCCTCCACCATTTTATAAAAGGAAATTGTATGAAACATAAACCGATCGTGCGCGAACGTAACTGCTTCGTTCGTCTTGCACTATTTCGCAAAGCAGGTGCGCATCGCAAGACCAACAAGGCTTTGCGACGAGCACAAAAACAAGAACCATTGGGGGTGAAACTTTAAGGTGAAGTAACGGACTTTTAATCCGTAAAACAGGGATCGTTCCCCTGCACCCCTACCATATAAAAGCACATTACACGGCTACCCTGCGTGGTTGCAGGCTGTTAGTGACGCTTAACAACCAGGGCGCATATAGTGTGCTTTTATATGGTGTGTAAAACCAGTCAATAAATAAAATTATGAAAATTAAACTACCCCAAGAACTACATTGGCTCTGCCCCGTTGCAGTGCCTGACCTAATTAGATTAGGTGGAAAAATGGATGGCGGCTACATTGTGCCACGTTCAGCAGTGGAACAAGCACAGGGCCTACTAAGTTTTGGTCTAGGTGACGATTTTACATTTGACCAAGACTGGCATGATCTCAAGCCACAGGATCCAATTCAGATGTATGACGCCAGTGTCACCAGAGATACCATGCGTATCAGCATCAATACGCCTGTTCGTGGACACTTGGATATTCGAGCCATGTACGATGAATTCTTTCAAGGTAACGTAAAACATTGGCCAGAGTTCATTGGGCCAGAAAACTTTGCACGAGCACTAGACAGAATGGGCGTAGACCAGGTGTTCATCAAGATGGACATTGAAGGTGGTGAATACAGTTTGATTGAAAGTATCGTACAACATCGCGACCGTATTGTGGGCGTTGCAATGGAATGGCACAACTGTGCCAATCGTAGCAAACAATGGCAACAGGCTGTGGAGCGGTGGCAAGAGCACTATGCCATTGTACACGTACACGGCAACAATCACGTGGGCTATGACACTGATGGCGTTTTTGGATGTATGGAATTGACACACATTCGCCGAGACTTGGTTCCCGGAAATGACTTGCGTCGCGAGTCTTACATACACGGCTTAGATTATTCTAACGTGGCTGGTCTCTCTGATCTTGAATACTACTTCGACTGATCGGTGATGTAGCATAACGGTAGTGCGCCTCCTTCATACGGAGTCCAGTGGTAGTTCGATTCTACTCATCACCACCACATGCGGGATTAGTTTAATGGTCAAACGAAACCTTGCCAAGGTTTAGTCAGGAGTTCGATTCTCCTATCCCGCTCCAACAATTATTACTGGGGGTTAGCTTAGTTTGGCCTAAAGCATTGGACTTTGACTCCATGATCACTGGTTCGAATCCAGTACCCTCTGCCATTCTCGCTTTAGTATAATGGATAATACAAAGAGCTTCTACCTCTTGAATGTGAGTTCGATTCTTGCAAGCGAGACCAATTACGGAGTAGTTAGTGTAAAGGTCAACACCACGGATTGTGATTCCGTTAATATGGGTTCGATTCCCATACTTCTCCCCAGCATATGATCAATAGTGGTCTTTAAGAGTCTTGATCCAATTGACAGCAGTTTCATGATCACTAAAGTAACGCATAATTAGCCGATCATTGAAAATATCATTGACAAAAATATAAGATGTGTTATACTCACTAAGTGACAGATGCACTTGTAGATGTCCACTAACTGAAATAAAATCTTGTGTTTGCGTTTGCATACAGATATTTATATCGCAATTTTACCCAAATAAATACCCCAAAGGAAACAAATGAAAACAACATCAGCATTCAAACTAAGCAAACGTACAAAAACATTGATGGCATTGTTAAAGTTTAAAGATCAACACGATCGCAACGGATTTAAAAGAGCCATGATTGATGCACAGGCAACACCTGCATCATTCTCGTCTAAAGAACGCAAGTAAGATTATTCCCCAATAGCTCAGTCGGTAGAGTAGCAGACTGTTAATCTGTTGGTCCGTGGTTCGAGCCCACGTTGGGGAGCCAATTTAAATAAAAATAAATGAACGCTTTTTACACTGTAAACAACCAACCTTATAACAATGTATATCTTGCTTGGATAAACTCTACTGAAACTGGGCATCCAGTCAAGTTCTATCTAAACGAAGATCAATACGATAAGGTTGACTGGACTACAGAATCAACTGATTCATTTGATAATTTAATGGCGTATCGAGCCTTTGAGCTCAGGAACAAATACGAAAAATTAGTGCTATACTACAGTGGTGGGTTTGACAGCCAAACCATTTACAATGTATTTGCCAAACATAAAATACATCTAGATGAGATAATTGTTGCTGCCTCAGAAGAATTTGCATGGTTCCCTACCAGTGCGTATGAATGGGTAAAAAAGAATCACTGGGATCCGCATACCGAAATAACGTTGCTGGATGCCCGAGCACCTAACAAACACAATCCATTTGTCAACAGCGAAGACTGGATTTTTAATAGCAAGAGAACAGAGTTAGTTAGATATTTTAATCTTCCATTTACCACAACAGAAGATGCGGTATACCAAAAGTACAGCGGGCACACTTTCAAATGCATCACAGGGTACGAAAAACCCAGACTTGTTTATAGAAACGGTCGATGGTTTAGTAGACAACTGGCAATGGTTTTAGATCAAGGGTTTAATAGGCCACATATCGAAGCGTTCTTTTTAGATCCAGTGCTGGCTGTCAAACAAAGTCATGTGTTCAAGAACAATGTTAAAAAGTACATTCAACAAAATCAACTAAAGTTACACAATGGCGGGCTGGCTGAGGCCAATTATAAAAAAACCACCAAAGGATTTGAACAAATGAGTTTAGATTGCGGGCGACACCAGGAATTAAACTATGGAGTGAGTCGATCGCAGAAAATGCTAAGTGAACGTTTAGCAGGAATTTCAAATGTAAATCTAACCGGTTCTTGGCAAGACATCGAGACAGCATCACCGGAGAGTAGATTCCTGGTTGAAGATCTAAAATCTGGACGACCCGAGGCCGCAAACTTCTTAAAAGGCGTATATAATCTATACAACCAAACAACACTAGTAAATCATTTTAAGCATAACAATCTATTTCGAACTAAACGGCAAAATATGTTATATGACTTGCCGTTTATTTGGAGCAAGGAATACGACATTGGATCGTAATTAATTTTAAAGAAAGCAACCATGAAGAAAATTGTATCAACATTATTAACCGCACTTGTTATAAGTGTCAGCGCCACTGCAATGTCGTTTCCTGAGAAACCTGTACAACTAATTGTTCCCACAGGAGCAGGCGGCGGACTTGATCTTATCACAAGAACTGTGGCAGAAAAACTAGACGGAATCTGGAAATCTGGCGTTGTAGTAATGAACAAACCCGGCGGAGCCGCTGCCATAGCGTCTCAACATGTGATGTCGGCCCCTGCAGACGGGCATACAATTTTGTTCTACGCATCAACTGCCTATGCCAGTGCAAAACCATCAACAGGATTTGATTACGAACAGCATTTTGAACCAGTGTCACATTTCTATTCTCCACAATGGGTATTGGTTACTAACAGCAAAAGAAACATCAAGAATCTCACTGAGCTAGCAGAACTAGGCAAACAAAAAGGACTAACATATGGTAGCACTGTAGCAGGAAGTCCTCTTCACATTTACGGATCATTGGCCATAGACAAGATGAAAGTCAAAGGAATTTTGGTCAACTACAAAAGTATACCTCAGGTAATTGTGGATATTTTAAACAATCAACTTGACTTTGCTGTTATCAGCTACGGTAATATTAATCAACACATCACTGCCGGAACACTAAAGCCGCTGTTTGTGTTTGACAACAAGAAGTCAACTGACTTTCCAGATTTGCCTAATTTAACAAGTCCCGGATTCTCTGACTATCAAAACTTAGTGGCAGGATACAGTTTCTTTATAAGAAAAGACACTCCTCGGGAAGTGCGAGATCAAGTTGTCAAGGACCTGAATCAAGCAATCAAACTGGCCATGCCTGAATTGGTTCAAAAACATCTGGTCAGTAAGTCTGGTGACTACAAATTAGATTTGCAAAATATCAAAACCATGGACCGCACGTTTGAATCATTTGCAACAAAACTCGGTCAATAAATAAAAACAATGCGGATGTGGCGTAATTGGTAGCCGCAACGGTCTTAGAAGCCGTCGCCGAAAGGCGTGTGAGTTCGAGTCTCACCATCCGCACCAAGGTACAATATTATGGAAAAGATAAATCTTGTTAAAGTAAAAAAGTTCATTGAAGAACAAACTCCCGAGACTAAGATTTATCTTGGGTGTGATTCTGTGCGGCATCGTGTAAACGGTGTTTGGTATGCTGATTATGTGTTGGCAGTTGTGGTGCATATCAATGGTAACAGTGGGTGCAAACTGTTTGGTGAAGTACATCGTGAACGGGACTTTGATCAAAAAACATCACGTCCAAGTATGCGTCTGATGAATGAAGTTTACAAAGTATCGGAACTGTATTTGAAATTGGGCGAAGTATTAGAAAATCGTCATGTTGAAGTACATTTAGATATCAATCCAGACAATAAATATGGGTCAAGTTGTGTAATATCACAGGCTGTTGGCTACATTAAAGGAACGTGTAATGTAACTCCATCAGTTAAACCCAATGCATTTGCTGCCAGTTATGCGGCAGATCGGTTTAAAGGATTATCAACTGCAAGTTATCGTGCCAGAATCAATGAAAAATTCTAGCACATTTATTAAAGGAAAATATAATGTATAAAACAAAAATACTCGTAGAAGCAGGATACGTATTAACAGAGGCCGCAAAAAATGTTCTCAAAGAGATAACATGGAGAGAAGGGATTGGTGAGTGGCCAACAGAGATACTACTCGAAAACGGTAATCGAACTGTTGAAAGAACATGGCCCACGCTTGAAAGAGCAACTGAATACACAAACTGGGTAGCCACACAACCTGGTGTGTTATCCAGCGAAATTTTGCCATAAAACAACTGTAGGAAGCGTGGCCGAGTGGCCGATGGCACTGGATTACTAACCCAGCAGGGATTAACGTCCCTCGTGAGTTCGAATCTCACCGCTTCCGCCAATTTATCGCGGGGTACGTCAGTGGTAGACCGCCAGGCTCATAACCTGGAAGCCGGAGGTTCGAGTCCTTCCCCCGCAACCAATTATAAATAAGTGTTATTGCTGTATGAAGCCGATAAAAATGGATTCAAGACGCGGGTTCGACTCCCGCCACCTCCACCTAAGTGTATAAGGTATATTTAGGTGGGGGTGACCAGGCTATCGATTGGGTCAGAAGTATTGAAGTGGACAGCTCGGGAATGTGAAACCCGTAGGGTTGGGGAAACTCGGCCGAAGAAGCAAAAAACGTAAATGCAAACGTAAACAAAACCGTAACTGTTTCTGGTAAGAACGTCAAGTTCTCTGCTCGTACAGCCAAGGAAGCATTGGCAGTCTAAACACTGCCTAGGGTTTTTGGTAATTTATCCTCGTAACAGAATTAAATTACCTTTTATTCAAAGACAAAATCCAATGGCATGAACATTCCCTTAGACAATTTGTACCACTGGGTGCAATCAATTATACCTGTTCCAACAGCATTTTACAGATTTTATCCTCACGGTAGTAAAGATATTTCTGACCTTAGACCATTGACTGATCTTGATACATTGACTGATCTTGATACATTGACTGCTCTTGACGCCAATGGCGTTGACGGCCTAACATATTTTATTAACATTCCAGTTGTTGCGCACGACCAAGAGCCATTGCATTATGATTTTTATACAAATATTGATCCTGTGTCATTACACATTGCGTTAAACGAACCCACTGTGGCCAAAATAAGCAGTCAAGCGGCAGCTGATAAAAATTTATTGTCAATACCATTATTGTGTGGATCTCTTTATGAACAGGCAATTTTACTGCATTCTGAAAAAAATTCTGTTGACTTAGAACAGTATTCTCAAAATAATTTTTTACCAGTTTATTATTGGTGCCATGCAATTATTGCTCGTGACTGGTATAGATTTGCCGAGATAGATGCTCGGCTAACATCGCAATCTCAAGTTTGTAAAAAATTCCTAATATACAATCGTGCCTGGGGCAACACTAGAGAATACAGATTAAAGTTTTTGGAGTTGCTGGTCAAACATGGGTTGCATGAACAAAGTAAAATCAGTATATCGAGAATGTCCGAAGGTGATCAAGGATATCATTACCGAGACCACAAATTTAAAAATATAAATTTTGAACTCAAAGATATCACTGTATTAGATCTGCTCAAGGACAACCAATGTGGTAGCAACGAGAGCGCACTGTACAATCATGATGATTTTAATTCAACTGCAATAAGTGTAGTTTCAGAAACTATATTCGACGACTCAAGAATTCACCTAACAGAAAAAACACTGAGACCAATTGCCTGCGGACATCCATTTGTGTTGGCAGCAGGCCCGCATAGTTTAGAATATCTAAGAAGTTACGGATTTAAAACATTTGATCCTTGGATCGACGAAAGTTATGATCAAGAGACAGATAGTTTGCTAAGACTGGAAAAAATTATCAATAGCATGAATAAAATTAATTCTCTTGGCGCACCAGAGTTTGATCAATTTTTACTAGAAATTAGACGCATAGCGGATTTTAACAAAAAACATTTTTTTAGCGACATTTTTCAGCAACAGGTAATTGAAGAATTAAAAACGAATTTTATAGATGCATTTCGACTCGCCAAAAAACCACGTGGCACATTTCGAAGAGCGATACGAAAAAAAATATTAAAACAAGATCCGGGATCTAGTAAAAAACTTTATAATTTGCATCGACGACTAATTCAGTGGTTAAGATCTCAATGAGCAAGACCCACGCTTCTGAGCTAGTTTAAAATACCCACCCAACCCCTTTTGGCGGGTTTTCTTTATTGATTTTTTCTATGGCAGCCATAGAAATATATTCAGTAGAAACCATGAGAGATGGTTGATTTCTCATGTAAATAACTGTACAATACACACATGCAGAACAACTTCTGCAAACATTTTCATTCAACACAAAGGAGATAACATGAAAACAGTTGGCGACAAATTAGCCCCATTCGCAGTCACAGGTGTCCGTCCCGGACAACCAGAAGATGCTTTCTATACAATTACAGACGAATCGTTTGAAGGCAAATGGAAAGTAATTGTTTACTATCCAAAAGATTTTACGTTTGTATGCCCAACAGAGATTGTGGCCTATGACAAGTTGGCATCAGACTTTGCTGATCGTGATGCTGTATTGCTTACAGGTAGCACAGACAATGAGTTTTGTAAAGTTGCTTGGCAAACAGCACACGCAGATCTAAAGAAGATCACCCATCATCAGTTTGCTGACACACAGCGTGGTGAGTTGAGCTTGATTGAACAACTAGGTGTGTTCTATACTCCAGCAGGTGCGGCATTACGTGCAACATTCATTGTGGATCCAAGCAATGAAATTCAACACGTTACTGTGAACAACTTGAACGTGGGTCGTAGCCCAGAAGAAACACTTCGTGTATTGGATGCATTGCAAACAGGTGAACTGTGTGCATGTAACCGCACAGTAGGTGGCGAGACTCTGTAATGTTAGAAACTATATGCGATACCTTGGTTGAAGCATATAGACGCAACTGGATTACCAGTCGTGATGGCAATGTGTCAATTCGTCATCACGACCGTGATCATTTTTATATCACACCCAGTGGCGTCCGTAAGCAGACCATGCAACCTGACCAATTTAAAAAGATCAAGATTGTCAGCAGTTTAGCATGGAGAGAAGAGCCTTACTCTGACATCAGCGCCAATCTCAAGCCCAGTGGAGAAATTCCCCTACATTTTGGCCTACAACGAGCAATGGGTCAGCACAGTACTGATGTCAGGGTAGTGGTTCATCTACACCCTACCTACTGTGTAGCTGCCATGCATCGTGGTATTGAACTAAGCAGTCTTGCTGACAGCTTTCCTGAACTTAGTCGCTATACAAAAGTGGCCAAGAACGTAGGCGACGTGCCTCCAATTAGTCAAGAGCTTGCGGATCGTTGCCATGAAAATCTCTGGCTAAGAAAAGATGGCACTGTTGGTTTTGACATTGTGGGCATCAAAGGTCACGGTGTAGTTGCTATAGATACCAGCCCGTGGCGGGCATTTGAACACATTGAACGATTAGAACATATTTGTCAAATCGTACTAGCATCAGGTAAATTTTAAGGAGAAAATTATGTTTGGAACAAGTTATACAGGTGGGATCGCATATCGTTCTGCCAGTGAAATCAACTCTGCAATGGGCCGTGTGTATGGACACATGAGTCTGGCTGTGATTGTGTCAATGTTTGTGAGTTACTTTGTGGGCTCTAGTCCAGAGTTGCTGGCATTCTTTTTTACAGGTGTAATGAAATGGATTGTGATCTTTTCACCACTGGCAGCCATCTTTGGTGTCAGCTATGTGCTAGGTAATAATCCTAGTAAAGGTGTAGCACAGTTATGCTTGCACGGCTTTGCAGCCTTGATGGGATTAAGTTTTGCTATGATCTTTGCTGTGTTCACCATGGGATCAATTGTGTCAGCATTCATGGGTGCAGGCATCTTGTTTGGAGTGATGAGTGGCTATGGCTATTTTACCAAACAGAGTCTAGACAGCATGGGCAAGTTTATGTTTGTAGGATTGATTGCTATTGTCATTGCCAGCATTGTGAATATCTTTATCGGATCAACAGTGATGCAGATGGTAATTTCAGCATTGGCAATTATCATCTTCCTTGGCTTAACTGCTTACGACACACAGAAGATTCGTGAAGAACTCAGTATGGAAACCAGCGATTCAGCAGAAGTGCGTGGAGCACTGACCTTGTACATGGACTTTATCAACTTGTTCTTGAACTTGTTGCAGTTGTTTGGTGATAGAAAATAATGGCTTTTATTGACGCAGTAAAAGGTGCATTGCCAGGCTATGCCAAAGATACCAAGTTAAATCTTGATGCTGTACTGTTACGTAGCACACTAGATGCAGATGTGGCCATGGGTTGTGCTGTGGCTGCATTGGCTGCAACCGGCAACGGTAAAATCCTATCAGTAATTTTAGCAGATGCTCCAGTACACGCAGAGTCGGCAATGACAGCCGCAAGCATTATGGCACAGAACAACGTATGGTATCCCTATGTTGAAATGGCTGATGATCCTGCATTGAAAGGATTGCCAGCACAGCTACGCATGAACGCCATTGCGTCACATGGCGGAACTACTAAGTCAAACTTTGAAGCATTTAGTTTGGCAGCAAGTATTGTGGGCCGGTGTCACTTCTGTGTGAAAGCACATTACGAAACATTAAAGACCGAAGGCTACTCTGTAGAACAACTTCGTGACATTGGCCGTATTGCCTCAGTGATGAACTCGGTGGCAAAAGTCTTGAACAGTTAATCTCTATAGAGGTTGACAATTAACTTGATTTATTGTATAATATATACAAGTTAGAAATGCGAGTGTGGTGTAATCGGTAGCCACAGCAGACTTAAAATCTGCCGCTGTAATGGCGTGCCGGTTCGATTCCGGCCACTCGCACCACGATATAAATAGAAACACGCCCGATTGGCTCAGGGGTAGAGCAACCGCCTTGTAAGCGGTAGGTCGTCTGTTCGAATCAGACATTGGGCACCATTTTAAAGTTACAAAATGAAATTATACGAAGCAACAGTTAGAGGACCCGACGGCAAGGAGTTTAAGGCTCGTGTGGGTGCTGACTCTGCAGAAGAGGCTCGCAAGTTGTTGCAACAACTACACGGTCCCAGAGCAGTTCCTTATTTGCCTCATATGATTCCCAGTTAAGTTTTTCTCGGTATGGTGAAATGGTATCACTGAACGTTTGGGACGTTCGAGCGTAGGTTCGATTCCTGCTACCGAGACCAGTAAAGAATTTTTAGGACGTTAACTCAGTTGGTAGAGTTCTTCGCTTACACCGAAGCTGTCGGCGGTTCGATCCCGTCACGTCCTACCAAGTATATGCGGGGTTCGTATAGTGGTAATACCTTAGCCTTCCAAGCTAATGCTGACAGTTCGATTCTGTTACCCCGCTCCATTTTATAAATAACATGCTACCATTTAAAAAACCATTAAAAATTTATCTGTTTAAAGATAAACAATCAATTGACATCACCATACGTATTACTGATAGTCATGCACACACGTATGCAATGTCTGCAGAACAGTTTGAATATCTACTAGATAATTGGCTTGACAACAATGGTTGCTCATTTACAACGCCAAATCAACATTGGTTTGTTCATTACAAAATCACAACGCCCAGGCCCGAGAGTGCTCCAGCAAGTTATGTAAGAATATCTGTGAACCACCAGCAGTATAGAGTTGATCACAGCGACATGATGGATTTAGTAAAAGATTATTATTTTCAAAAAAATAATAAAATGTATTGGGATTAATCAAAATGCAAATATCAAGAGCCGAACAAAGTGCTATAAAATACAATCAAGAACAGTATCGGTTGGATCAGTCTCGGTTAGAAAAACAGCGGTCTGAAGATTATAGCCGTGTTATTGAACAACGTAGATTTGAACAAATTATTGCAGATCGAACTAGTAGAAATCTTCGGTTAGATTTAGACAAAGGTCGACACATAGACATAGAATGTTAAAGGAAAATATGGATTACAAAGTTAAAGATATCAGCCTGGCTGAGTGGGGTCGTAAAGAAATTGCCATTGCTGAACACGAGATGCCAGGCCTTATGGCCATTCGTCGCGAATACGCAGGATCCAAACCACTCGCTGGTGCACGTATTGTGGGCAGTTTGCACATGACCATTCAAACGGCTGTGCTGGTCGAAACACTAATTGAACTTGGCGCCAGTGTGCGGTGGAGTAGTTGCAACATCTTTAGCACTCAGGATCAAGCAGCCGCGGCATTGGCAGTTGAAGGAATTCCTGTGTTTGCTTGGAAGGGCGAAACAGAAGCAGAATACTGGTGGTGCATTGAACAAACTGTGCGTGGACCAGATGGTTGGACACCAAACATGATTCTTGATGACGGACATGACTTAACTGGTTATATCCATGATCAGCACCCTGATCTCATCCCTGGCATTAAAGGTGTTACAGAAGAAACCACAACAGGTATTCACAAGTTGTTGGAACGCATTGCCGCAGGCACACTGCGGATGCCTGCTATCAACGTAAATGACTCAGTGACCAAAACCAAGTTTGACAACCTGTACGGTTGCAGAGAAAGTCTAGTGGATGCTATCAAACGTGCCACTGACGTTATGATTGCAGGCAAGGTTGCTGTAGTAGCCGGCTATGGTGACGTGGGCAAGGGCTCTGCACAAGCCTTGCGAGCACTTTCGGCCCAGGTCTGGGTCACTGAAGCAGATCCTATCTGTGCCTTACAAGCCGCTATGGAAGGCTTCCGTGTGGTCACAATGGAATACGCGGCAGACAAAGCAGACATCTTTGTAACTGCCACAGGCAACGTAGATGTTATCACACGCCAGCACATGGATCAAATGAAGAACAATGCTATTGTGTGTAACATTGGTCACTTTGACACAGAGATCGATGTTGCCAGCATCAAGGATTGTGAGTGGGAGAACATCAAGCCGCAGGTAGATCATGTTATCTTCCCCAGTGGCAAGCGCATTATCTTGTTGGCTGAAGGTAGACTGGTTAATTTGGGTTGCGGCACTGGTCATCCCAGCTTTGTGATGTCAAACAGTTTTACCAACCAAGTGATGGCACAGATTGACCTGTATAACAACACCAGTAAGTACGAAACAGGTCGACTGTATTTGTTGCCCAAGCATCTAGATGAAAAAGTTGCACGACTGCACTTAGAGCAGATTGGTGCAGAACTCACTACCATGACTGAAAAGCAGGCCGCATACATTGGCGTCACTGTTGCAGGTCCATACAAGCCAGAAACGTATAGATACTGAGATTGACCAAAAAATCATCTTGTGCTATACTTGTTGTTTAAAGAAAGGAGCACAAGATGCCAGCAGTATTTTTAGTAAGCGACACACACTTTGGACACGCCGGTGTCTGTCGCTTCACACACCCTGACGATCCTGAAGTGAAATTGCGTCCGTGGACGGATCCTGATGAGATGGATGAAGAAATGATCCAACGTTGGAACGACCGTGTGCGTCCTTCGGACAAGGTGTACCATTTGGGTGATGTTGTGATCAACCGCCGGGCCTTGAAAACATTGGCCAGGTTGAACGGAGACAAAGTGTTGATCCGTGGCAACCACGACATTTTTCCTGATGCAGAGTATCGTGAGTACTTTCGTGAGTTACGAGCATACCATGTGTTGAACGGGATGATCTTGAGTCATATCCCTGTGCATGAAGCCAGCTTGGGTCGATTTGGTACCAACATTCACGGACACTTGCATGCTAGTCGTGTAAAGAAGGCACGTGGCGTTGATGCCAAGACCGGAACTGTATTGTACAGTGACAAGGACGATGTGCGTTATCATTGTGTATGCGTGGAGCAGACTGACTTTGCCCCCATTTTGTTGGAAGACGTTTACAAGCGCATCACAGCAGAAGGTGGTGAGATTGGGTTTAGGAACGGCAACGGCCCTACAATGTAGTGTTGCGTAAAAACAACACTACATTCTGCTTAAAAAATAGACACTTTTTGCCCGGTTGACCCATAATTCCCATTTTGCTATAATACTTGTATTGTAACTTAATAAGGAGTCGATAATGCCCGTTATTGAATATGCTGATTATGATACTAGATTAATATTAGAATGTGATGATGGTCCTGATATTGATTCAGACGATTATGTAGATACTACAAAACCAGTAGATTGGAATATCAGTAATCTTTATGTTATGGGTGATTTTGATCCCGAGGATATTGCTGAAATTCTAGGCATTACCTTATTAAGAGTAGCACAATGTTTGGCCCCGCACGGGCTAGATTTCCCTGAATTCAATGATCCAGTTGTGTTTGACAGCAACGGAAACGTGTTGTAAAAACACAACACACAAAACGATTGACCAATAAATTCCATTTTGCTATAATACTTGTATAGTAACTAAAAGGAGCCAACAATGCATACATACACAAAACAGACAGAACTTTCCTGGATCGACAGCAACGACATTGGTGAACACATTGAGGACTTTGGTGACGACGCCCTAAACAAGGCGTTTGGCAAGTTTTGCATTATGGACGACCAAATAGCCTTTCACAACGTGTTGGGTGACATGGGCTACGAGCAAGACGAAGTTGACCCCGACCACGTAGACATTGTGCAAAAAACAGTAGAAGAAACTCTCAAACAAGTCAACCTTGTGTTCCGGAACTTGGGCATTGCCTTGGAGTTCAAACAGGCCGACATGGTAGAGTACACTGCCTACATGCTCACAGGCAAAGGCGACACGCCCGAGGACATGGGTGTACGAATCCGTAGACTGGTTGACGGAAAAACAGTTTAAACGTATAATACATACATTCACTAGCAACAAGGAAACACTATGTCAGATACCCGTACAGTTACCTCTACACAGGCTCGCAAGAGCTTGCTCAAGGCATTTAAAGTTAAACGTCCATTGTTCCTTTGGGGTCCTCCCGGTATCGGCAAAAGTGAACTGGTAGAGGAACTTGCAAACGAACTAGGTGGCATTATGTACGACTGCCGACTGGGACAGATGGAGCCCACAGACATTCGAGGCATTCCTTTTTACAACAAAGAAATTGGCAAAATGGATTGGGCTCCTCCCATCGACTTGCCGGACGAGGAAACTGCCAGCCAGTATCCTATTGTAGTGCTGTTCTTGGACGAGATGAACAGTGCCGCAGGCAACGTGCAGGCTGCCGCTTACCAACTTATTTTGAACCGTCGTGTGGGCAAGTATAAACTGCCGGACAATGTTGTTATGGTGGCCGCCGGCAACAGAGAAAGCGACAAAGGCGTTACCTATCGTATGCCTACTCCGCTTGCCAATCGTTTCATCCACCAAGAGATGAAAGTGGACTTTGCCAGTTACCAGGCCTGGGCTGTTCAACACAACATCCACAAAGATGTTGTGGGTTATTTGAGTTTTGCCAAACAGGACCTGTACGACTTTGACGCTAAGAGTGCCAGCCGTGCCTTTGCTACTCCACGCTCATGGACCTTTGTGAGCCAGTTGTTGGATGACGAGGACACAGACAACGATACTTTGACCAACTTAATTGCTGGTACAATTGGCGAAGGCCTTGCTGTTAAGTTTATGGCTCATCGTAAGATTAGTTCTAAACTGCCCAAGCCCGAGGACATTTTGAGTGGCAAGGTAACCGACCTGTCTGTTAAAGAAGTCAGTGCCATGTACAGTTTGGTCATCAGTATGTGCTACGAGCTCAAAGATGCAGTGGCCCGTAAAGTGCCAGACAAAGAGTTCCATACTATGTCTGACAACTTCCTGGGCTACATGATGAAGAACTTTGAGACAGAACTAGTTGTTATGGGTGCTCGTATTGCTCTTACCACATACGACTTGCCATTCCAGCCTACCAAGCTGAAGAACTTTGACGAGTTCCACCAGAAGTACGGCAAGTACATTTTGCAGGCTAGAGCGTAAACAAGGAAGCGGTAGAGATACCGCTTCTTTATTATGAAATACAAAATTACTAGACTCGACAAGCGGTACAGTCAAAAAGAATACTTTCAGTACATGATTGAATTCTCAAAGGCACACTGGAAAGGCACAGGTGTGTTGGATTTTGATCATGGTCGGAAATGGTTTAATAAGACATTTGGATGGAGCCAAGATGTTGAAACCCGTGTTGCCATGATCAAAAGCGGCAGTGCCAATCCCCTGCTGTTTGAGCCGGATGATGTCAATCCTTTGTGGGCATACAGTGCTCGGTACAATGATTATAGAATCTATGTGGCCACAGACAAAGAACTAAATTGGTTTATGTTGAGTCATCCTAAAACTGTTTGAGCTTGACGAATAATGCATATTCTGCTATAATACATACATAAGCAACAAAAGGAATGTTATGAGCGCCAAAAAAGGTACCACTGCAGACTCTAAAGAAAACGACAAGTTTAAAGATCTCGTAGGTAAAATGGATCCTAAACTGGATCGAGAAGTACGAGAAATTTTGACCACAGCCCGTGTGGGACTGTTGCTTAAGGCCAGTTTCTTTGGTAACTTGGCAACTCGGTTGAAGCTTGTCAACGCAGACGAATGGTGCCCTACTGCCGCAACAGACGGCCGTAACTTCTATTATAACTGCAAATTCATTAAACTGCTGAAACCCAAAGAAGTAGAATTCCTGTTTGGACACGAGGTGTTGCATTGTGTATATGACCACTTTGGACGCAGAGGTGAACGAGATCCCATGCTGTGGAATATTGCAGACGACTATTGTGTGAACGGGGACTTGAAGAAGCACGGTGTCGGCGAGTTCATTACCAGTGTTCCTTGCTTGTACGACAAAAAATACGAAGGCCTGTGTGCCGAGGAAGTGTACGATATCTTGTATGAAAAAGCAGACAAGATCGACATTGGCAAATTGATGGAACAGATGATTGACGAGCACTTGGATGGTGAGGGCGATGACGACAGCGGTGGCTCAGGTGAAGAAGGCGATAAAAAAGGCCGGGGTCGTCCCAAGTTGAGCCCAGAAGATCGTCAACAAATTAAAGATGAGATTAAAGAAGCCATGTTGGCGGCAGTGGCCGCAGACGCAGATGGCGCAGGCAACTTGCCCGCAGGTGTTCGTCGTATCTTAAAGGACTTGACTGAGCCCAAAATGAACTGGCGCGAACTGCTCCGTATGCAGTTAGAAAGCACTATTAAGAGTGACTATACCTGGATGCGAACCGGCCGTAAAGGTTGGGACATGGATGCTATTATGCCGGGCATGAAGTTAGAGCCCATGATCGATATTGCAGTGGCTATCGACATGTCGGGTTCCATTAGTAACGAGATGGCCAAGGACATGCTTGGTGAAGTCCAAGGCATTATGGAATCGTTTCCGGCATATAAAATTCATGTTGTTAGTTTTGATACAGAAACTTACAATCCTGTACAATACGACAGTGACAACTTGGATACTATCTGCGACTACGAGCCAGAAGGTGGTGGTGGCACAGACTTTGATTGTGTGTACCGGTACTTGAAAGACAACGAGATTGAGCCCAAGCGACTGGTCATGTTTACAGACGGATACCCATTTGGTTCATGGGGCGACGAGAACTATACAGAAACAGTGTTCATCTTGCACGGCACCAGAACTATAGTTCCACCATTTGGACAATATGCCTACTTCGGTGAAGAGGAAGAATGAAATTTATTCTATCACTGTTACTATTATTCTTTACCAATGTTAACGCAGAGAATAGGCCTTGGACGGATGTAGAAAAAGTGGTGTTTGTTGCTAATACTGTGCTTACTACAATGGACTGGAGCCAGACTAGATACCTTTCTAGAAACCCCATATACTACGAAACTAATCCTATATTAGGAACGTATCCATCAACTCAAAAAATTGATATGTTTTTCATAGGACAACTGATAGGACAATATTATTTGTTTGATTACCTTAATGAAAATCGGCTGGGATTCATGGTCGGAGTAACCTTGGGTAGACTAGAAGTAGTAAATCGCAATATTCGTCTTGATATTAAAATGAGATTTTAAAAATGAAACAAAAACTACACGATCTTGCATTGCAGGCAGGATTAAAAATAGACAACTTACCCGACGATGTGTATATTCCATTGGAAAAATTTGCAGAATTGTTAATTGAAGAATGCATTCAAGTTGTAGATGCAACACCTATGCATTGTGCCATGACCACATTCCAACAAGGCATTGTTAAATGCACAATTAGTGAAAGTGTAAAAACATTAAAAGAGCATTTTGAATAATGGGCTATGCCGAATACTTTGCCGACAAAAACAAAGATACTCCGCGGCCCAAGTTTGATCTTGGAACTAGAGTATTTGGCCGTTTTACTGGAGTGCCATTCATTGGTACTGTGGTAAGAGCACAGGAAAAACGTGTGCTGGTGCATGCCGATCTTCCGGTAAAAGTCAAACAAGACATTCACAATGTCATGTGGGTTCCAACAAAAGATGTAAAGCAATTGGTGGAATTTTAATCTAGTTTAGGATGATCAATTTGTCCTAAGTGACCAGTTTTGAGTGTAATCCACAGTAAAAAACTTTTGCACTGCACATTTTTTTATTAAATATCTATATGGAAAACAAAGAAATTACTATCGCCGATTTAAATCTGTTAAAAGATATCGTTGACTTAGCAAGCACACGCGGTGCCTTCCGTGCCGCAGAAATGAAGGAGATTGGAGAAGTTTACAACAAACTAACCAGTTTCCTTGAAGCAGTAGTAGCACAAGCCAAGGCCCAGGAAGAATCTGCGGCCAGTAACACACAAGGAGAGTAACAATGGCATTTATGAAACACGTTGGTAAACACGGTGACCGTAAGGTCTGCATTTTGTTCCGTCAGGTACCCGGAGAAGATCACATGAGTCTAGTTGTCTATCCCGAAACGCTACAGGCACACTGGCAAGATTCTGTGCAAAAGGTATTGGAAAGTACAATTGGTCAATCAGCAGAAGAATTTGCCGATGCGCTACATCGCAGTTACTTCCCAGATGGTCGTCCTATCTTGGAAACTCTGCACCAAGAGCGCATGATCAAGAAGGTACGTTCTAGTGACATCATTGTTACACCTTCCGGCGATGCAAGAATTCGCCTAGATGAACTCAACAAGATGTTGAATGAAATGAAGCAAGGCGAAGAAGCCATCAAGCGTATGGCACAAAATGATGCCAGCCGCGGAATGGTAGCGCCAGAAGTCAAACGCAAAGCAGAAGCAGAATACAAAGCCGGACAGGCTGCCAAGTCAGCACCTGGTTATGTTGCTCCTCCAGTACTGCGAGCCGGTGAAGGTGGTGCGTTGACTGATCGCGACATTGCTGCCAACATGTTGTCACAAGCACAGGTAATGGAAGCAAATGCCAAGTCAATGATCGCAGAAGCGGCACGTATGAAGAAAGATGCTGAACGCATGGATCCCACAGTTAGTCGCCCAAGCAAAAGCAAACCAGTAGCAACCGAGCCGGCTGTGTCTGCAAAACGCACACGTGGCCCTAACAAAGTTAAGACTGCTGTTGCCGATGGAACACAATAAAGACTTCCTGACTGCTTGGGAACACATTATTGCCGACGTATCCAAAACTGATGTACCGTTAGAATGTATCAAGAAAGTAATTCTTAAATTTCACGGCGGTCGTCAGAAGACGTTTAACTTGTCCACACTACAAAAGCAAGGTATGAGTGTGGACGAAATTGAAGTGATGTTGACTCGTACCCTTGCAGAATTAGATGACGAAATTCGCGACATAGACTTTGTGGTAGATGTTGGTGCTGTGGCCAATCTTGTTCAACCTGAAACCAATAAAATCTTAAACGGTTTATGAAAATACAACTTGTATCTTACAGCCAACCAACCCAGGAGTTTGCTGACCAGGGTGTTGCAGATGCGCAAGAACTAATTGCGTACTGCGCCCGTGTCAGCAATCCTGCCAATCAACTCAACACAGAAACCAGTGAAAAACTAATCAAGTATCTAGTTCGACACCAACACTGGAGCCCACTGGAAATGGTTTCGGCCTGTATGGAAATTACAACCACACGTGATATTGCAAGACAGATCTTACGTCATCGTAGTTTTAGTTTTCAAGAGTTCTCTCAGCGTTATGCTGATCCTACACAAGAACTCGACGAAGCGTTTGTTCTGCGTGAAGCACGATTCCAAGACGCAAAGAATCGTCAGAACAGTGTAGAACTAGATCTGTCAGATGAACAGCAACGGTTGATTGCATTTGAATGGGAACGTGCTCAGCGGCGTGTGCTGTTTTCAGTTAAACAAGAATACTCTTGGGCAATTAAAAATGGCATTGCCAAAGAACAGGCCCGTGCTGTGTTACCCGAAGGACTTACTATTAGCCGTATGTACATGAATGGTACGCTACGCTCATGGATTCATTACATTGAGCTACGTGCGGCCAATGGCACACAAAAAGAGCACATGGAAATTGCAAGAGCTTGCGCTCTAGCCATCACAGCAATCTTTCCAATGGCAGCCGACTTGGTTGCTAACAACTGATCCTTATGCTATACTAGAGTATGGCAATAGCACACAGACCTGAATCTGATTACAGACACTGGAAAGCCGAAGAAGTAAAACTCATCGGCGATCGTGCTGTGCGTTATAACGACGTATGTGTACACGAATTCTCCATGGGAGATGTGGAAGATCCAGAATTGTATGCCGCAGAGCCGCTATGGCAATGGCAACAAAGTGAAGCAGGGCAATGGACAATGGAGCATGCTGTAGAGAAACCTTATTGGATACAGTCATTAGATTACAATTCATGGGGACACAAGTTCAAAGTCATGGCTAGACTCAGTGAGCAAGACCAGACTTTCTGGACTCTTAAATGGGGTGGAATTAACAAATGAAAATACTAGTAACCGGCGGACTTGGGCTGATTGGACACAATGTAGTGCAACGATTAGAAGCACAAAGGCATGATGTTGTCGTTACCGACACACGTACTGACTATGGAATCATTCCGCAGACTGAAATTGACTACTTGATGTCAGAACGTTTGAAAAAGATATCCGGCAACAACATCTATCACATTGATATCACCGATGCTGATAACTTTGATTGGTTAGTAAATAAACACCAACCTGAAGTTGTCATCCATATGGCCAGTTTTCCCCGGCAGAAAGTTGTCAATGCTAACCCTGCTTGGGGCAGTCGTGTAATGAGTGAAGGCTTGATCAATGTTTGCGAGAGTGCCAAAAAACACCGTATCAGTCGTGTTGTGTACATTTCTAGTAGCATGGTCTATGGCGACTTTGACGACCAAGTTGAAGAAGACTACAATTGCCAACCCATCGGCCAATACGGCATCTTAAAATTAACAGGAGAAGACATTGTCAAAGACTACCATCGTCGCGGCGCTTTTGATTACGCTATTATTAGGCCTAGTGCTGTATACGGCCCCTTGGATGTGGAAGACCGAGTGGTTGCCAAGTTTATGCTCACCGCAATGCGAGGCGGCATTCTCCGAGTTAATGGGGCAGGGGAGACGCTAGACTTTACCTATGTAGATGATGCCGCTGATGGCATAGTGTCAGCCGCGACTCTTGCACATGCCAGCAATAATACATATAATATTACCAAATCACATTCGGTGAGTTTGTTACAAGCTGCCGAAATGATTGTTAAAATTGTTGGCAAAGGCACAATCGAATGCCGAGATAAAGATGCAGACTTTCCCAGTCGCGGTGCATTAAATATCACAAAGGCAAAAATTGTACTGGGATATAATCCCCAAGTGGATGTTGAAGAAGGATTCCAAAATTACTACAAGTGGCTGAGTGAATCTTCATACTGGCAAACTACTTTTTAAAGATAAACAAAATGAATGACTTAGAAACTGCATTAAAAAATCATGATTGGAGTCTTGATGGATACAAGACCCGGCATAGTCTAGACCTCTTGATGAAAGAGAATCCAGAGCAAGCAAACACATTGTGGGAACAGTATTGCCCGTGGAGCAATGCCAATGGTGGGTATATTGCCTGGGCAAAGAATGCATGAATACCGGACTTACAATCCCGTTTACTGGTTTAAAAAAACAGTATAACAATCTCCGCACAGAAATTCTAGATGTGACTGACGAAGTTCTTCGCAGTGGTCAACTCATGAACGGCAACAATACTGTGGAGTTTGAAGCATGGCTTGCTCGAAAGAATCATGTGCGTTATGCTGTAACTTGCCATTCAGGCACACATGCACTTGAAATCTTAGCCAATTACTGGGCCATGGAATCTCCTGTGCCGCATCCTCCTACTGTGCTGATACCGTCAATGACCTATGTGGCCACTGCCAATGCATTCTTACGTGCAGGATGGGATATACACATCATTGATACAGATGCACAGGGATTATTAAACACTAATTCAATACCAGCAGGATTAAGTTATCAGGCAATTGCAATGGTTGGATTGTACGGTGCCGCAGTTACGCATCACGGTGACGTTCGCTCTTGGAATCAATGGATACAACATGATACTCTTATAATCGAAGATGCCGCACAACATTGGTTATCGGCTGACTGCACAAGAATAGGCAAAGGTGGTGCGGCAATTAGTTTTGATCCCATGAAAAACTTGGCTTGCTATGGCAATGGTGGTGCTGTTGTTACAGACAATTTGGATCTAGCAGAATATGCTCGTGCCTGGCGAGACAATGGTAAACCTACACATCGCAATCCAGGAACTAACAGTCGCATGAGCGAACTGGACTGTGCGCACATGTTGGTTAAATCTCGACATATTGATTATTGGCAAGCACGTAGACAAAAGATTGCAGATCATTGGCGTGATCGTTTTAAACACACAGACATACGGTGTTTGATCAACGATGCCAATGCACACAATCATGCTGTTCATAAGTTTGTTATAGATGTTGATGGACGTGATACGCTACGAGCAAATCTTGCACTGCGCAAGATTGATACACGAGTACATTATATAAACCCATTGCACGAACTACCGTTGTATAGAGCATATCCTGGCCCAGACATGTTGGCCGCAAGTTCTAGTCTTGCTCGTCGTGTGCTAAGTCTGCCTATCTATCCCGAACTAACAGACCTAGAAGTCGAATACATCAGCGATCAGGTTGTAGACTGCGTCGCATAAACGCATAACTGGCCAGCCAAGACCACTCGTAACTTTTCTTTAGAGCCGCAAAGTCGCCGGCCACTTCGTCGTAGTACTCTACTGCATCTTCTGCACCCCACTGACTCCATTCTGCATTTGGGACTTCGCCAGCATTGCTGAGCCACATACGGAGTCGGTATTCACTTTCTACATCTGGCAGACTGGCCTTTAGTTTAAGCACTTCGCGGAATGCAGTGCGCCAGGCCATCCAAGGTGTTTCATTATAGTTGGCTACACCACTGAGCACGGGCACAACTTCATGTGGTTGATCCAGTGTAAAGTCTAAACCTGCTCCAGCGTTCTCCAACACCATCTGCTTGTTGTAGGCAATCATGGCCTGGTGACCATATGTCAATCCATTCACAGGATTGTATGCGTGAAAGATATAGTGTTTGGCCTGTTGCATACGATCAGGTTGCCATGTCCAGTCAAACTTGGGATCAACTTCTAGCTTGGCAAACACAGCAAAGAACCAAGGTGTTGTGCTTGACCTGGCGGCTGCTTGGTATGCTGCCACTCGGCCGTTTACGCCTGTAGAATGATGTATGTGATTGCAGTCAAGCCCGTCTCTTTGTACTGATCGATATAATTGTTGTTCATGAAAACCAGCATACTTTTCGCCGTTGCTGATAAACACAATGTCTAACGGATGTTCTTTGCCCATGCGTTGTGTTTTATTAATGTACGGGTAATCGTATAACTGTGTTCGAATATCACCTACTGCCACTCGCGGAACAATCACACTGGCAGCACCTTTGCTCAAGGGCACAATAGTTTTGGTTTCGGTGCGCCACAGTGGAACTGTGACTACATTGTCCGGAACATAATCAGTTGTGGTGAATGTGGCCAATGGACCTGACCATGTTGCGTTCTTGACTGCATCTACATGACTGTCTTCTGTGTGCTGTATCACAGGCATGGGCCTGCGTGGAACACGAATCCGGGGCACATAGTTTACTGAATACCATTCCAACAGGGCTTTCTTTTCTGCACGAGCCGCAAATGTAGGAACGTGCATGTAGAATGTATCTCCAAACTTTTGTTCATTGCTGGCAAACACATGTAGCATTGTGCTTTGCCATTTTTCCGGGTGCCACGAAAAGTCAAAGTCAGTGTAGTCACAAATACTGCTACACACCCATACAAACTCATGCTCGCCGAGTAAGCTCTTTGCTAACCGTATCAGAGTATCTCTGTAGTTGTCAAAGTAACGAACCTTCTTTATGGCTCCCGGAACTTGCCCTCCGGCACCATCCAAGTGATCAATCTCCACAATAGGAACTGTAGCAGTTTGAATTTTGATCTCTACATGCTCAAGGTATTTGGTTTCAGTTGCACCAGGTACATGATACTGTGGACCGCCGGTCTTTTGCCACTGCGTAGCAAACTGATATATGTACGGAGGCTCACCTGGATCTGGCACCCAAGTAAAGTCTACTTGTTCTTTGCGCACACCCTCGGGTAACACCCACATTGCTTTGTTGGGTACTAGCGTGGCTCGAGGGTAATCTACATACTTGACAGGTAGGCCTTCGTCCTTGGGTTCTGAACAGTAACGCAACATGGACATTTTCTCTGCTGGCCAGTGTTGATTGCCAAACACATAGATCATAGGTGGCTCACCAGGGTCCGGGGTCCAGGAGTAGTCAAACTCATAGTCGTGATGTGTAATATTGTCCCAGTGTAGCTGTGTTGCCCGCAGTTGAGCACGTGGATAATCCATGTACTTGCGTTCAGTAGCACCCGGAACAGTGTAGGTAACAGTGGGCATGATCTCTGCCGAATGCCACTGATTGCCAAACACATAGATGTAGGGCGGATCACCTGGGTCAGGAATCCACGAATAATCCCAGTCACACTGTTGTATAGTGTGCCACTTGTTGTCTTGACGTACAGGTAATCTAGCCCGGGGATAATCCACGTACTTGCGTTCAGTGGCATTGCCCACACGATATTCCACTGTGGGCATGATCTCTGCTGTGTACCATTCATTGCCAAACACGTATATGTAATCTGGATCCGTAGGGTCGGGTCTCCAACTATAATCAAAGTCAGCAACATCATGCAACACATCAAAGTCTGCAGGGCTAGATGCCACTGTAGCCACAATGTCATCTACATACTTGCGTTCTGTTGCTCCGGGTACTGTATAAATTATTGTGGGTTCTAGTACACCAGGATTCCACTGATTGCCAAACACATACACATAAGGAGGATCAAAAGGATTGGGTTCCCACGAATAATCAAACTTGCTCACTGCTAGATTATGTGCAAACAACTGTGGCTGCGATAGTCTAGTTGTTTTTAGATCCATGTACTTGCGTTCTGTTGCTCCAGGAACAACATATTCTACACTGGCTTTGTATTCAGGAAAGTTCCATTGATTACCAAACACGTAGATGTAAGGAGGCTCTGCTGGATCTGGATGCCAGGACCAATCCCATGACTCTTGATCTATCGATTCGTGTATTTTCCATGACTCTTCATTGTTGATTCTTTGCAATACTACATCGGTGTGATAGTTTGTGTCTATGTAGCCTACTGTAGGCACAAGGTATGTGCCTGAGTCTGGTTGGTGTTGGCTTGCCCAAGCATGTCGCTGGTGTGCTTGCCAAGGCACTGGCTCCCAAAGAAAATCAAAGCCAGTGTAGTCCGATAAGTAATTTACAAACCAGAAAAACCGTGTACGACTTTGCTGTTGTGCTTGTTCAATGGTATCTACTGCCTGCTCATGCGCAAACAAATTGGGCTTTTTTCCAGAATAAAATACATCAAACATGATAAGAATAGACGAGATTTATAATAATACTTTTTGGCCTTGGATAGAAAAAAATCTACCAGGTACGAGATTGTTTTTTTGTGATCCACCAGGAAGAACCGACCCGGATGCTTTATTTAACTTGGGCAGTGATGACATCATAGAAACCGACTACGTGTGGATGCACGATCAAGAGCCATGTTGGACAGAAGAATATAAATCATTGTTTGACGATGTTATCAGACGCAACAAGGATATACGGGCAAAACCACGTGGGCATGTTGTTGTAAGCGAACATGGAGAGTATGTTGAACGTCTGTGTGAAACATACGGCTGGAAAAGTCACTATTATTTTTACCACGGCTGGGCCTGTCAAGATTGGTTCCGTGGGTATGATAAGTCATTCTTAATTCCTCGTGCAAGAGATCGTGCGCCCACACGGACTTTTATGAGTCCCAATCGTATTGTAGGCGGCAAGCGTGATCATCGTGTGTTGTTTTTGTATAATGTATTCAAACAAGGTTTAGAACATAACCATATCAGTGTGCCACGAGTATGCCAATACGAAAACGTTGACATAAGTGTTGTGGCCAACAAGTATTGTAACACATATCCAGATATTTCGCAAGTGTTTGAACAGGCCGCATTACCAAGATTGTTTGCAGGAGAAGAATCGCAACAAATGACCAGTTGCTGGCTAGGTAACTATGCAGAAGCACAAGACAGTTTGGTATATGTTCCTACCGAAACTGTATACTTTGGACGCAGAACACACATAACAGAAAAAACATTTAAAGCAATTGCATTAGAAATGCCATTTGTATTGGTTGCGCCTGCCAACAGTTTAGAGTATATGCGCAGTTACGGATTTAAAACATTTGATGACATATTTGATGAAACATATGATACTGAAACTGACGACGTACTACGTGTGGAAAAGGTCACTCAATTACTAAAAGATCTAGACAATCAAAGCGAGCGAGAGCGCCAATCAATACATCGTGCGTGTTTACCTATCGTGGAACACAACTTCCGCCATTTTTACAGGGGTGGCCTGACAAACGTATTATGGCCAGAACTAACTGGCATGCTCCATGGACTACGCAAATAACTTCGTTGCTGACCGCGTAATTCGTAACAAAGCATATCCTGCACTAGCACGTTGGCAGGCACTGCCTTACACCACAGAATGGCGTGAATTTGTACAGCATTGGCCCAACACAGTTCCTGCTGAGTTGTACGAACATTTCAACACACACGGCATCAAGTACAAGTTATCTGACCTTAGCAATCTTACAAGTGGTGCTTACTACACAGTAGGACTAGGCTTTTTTAACTTTGATGTTGATTACTTTGCCTTAATGACTGAGGTAGTACGACGTCAATTACGGCGAGAAGAACTGACTGTGCTGTTTTACTATCACGAAGGTGACAATCCATTCCGTATCAAAGATCGACTAGATGAACTGTGTCAAAATCATTTGCTGCCACCCAACTGCTACCGGTTTGTCAGTGGCAATACTGCGGCCGAAGGTATTCCTGGCTTTGCATATTTTCCAGATCACGAACTTCTATACTGGCATCGTAATCAAGCAATACCCCCAACACCTGTACACACCAATCGGCGATTGCGTGACTTTACCGTATTAAGCAGAACACACAAATGGTGGCGGGCCACTGCGATGACAGACCTACATCGTACAGGGTTGTTGAACAACAGTTACTGGAGTTATAGGACAGACGTTACTACAGACGAAGCCGAAACTGACAATCCCATCGAAGTTGACACACTTGAAATCAGGACAGATATCAACCAGTTTTTAAGCAACGGTCCATACAGTTGCGATGCACTTACGCACGAACAACATAACGATCATCACCTAATAGAAACCAATCATTTTACAGATAGTTACTGTAATATAGTATTGGAAACACATTTTGATGCAGACGGTTCAGGTGGTGCGTTTTTAACTGAAAAAACATTCAAAGCAATCAAGCATGGACAACCTTTTGTTATAGTAGGGTGCCCAGGTTCGTTGGCCGCATTGAGAGAGTTGGGTTATCGTACATTTGATCATGTCGTAGACAACAGTTACGATACAATACAAGATAATACTGAACGGTGGATTGCTGTGCGTAAAACAATTGCACAATTAAAGTCACAAGACTTGCACACCTGGTTTGAATCTTGCCGATCAGATGTTGAACACAATCAACAGTTATTTTGTAGCTCAAAAGCCAGCAGATTAAATACTCTATTAGAAAGAATACACAATGATTAATTCCTACACCAGTTGGCAACCCTTAGAAGAAGTTATTGTGGGTCGTGCTTACAGTCCAGACTATTTTGACTTTATTGACAATCCGCAGGTGCGCAATCAACTACAACAAATTCTAGCTGAGACTGAGGAAGATTTAAACAACCTGCAAAAGACCATCGAAACCTATGGTGCCCGTGTGCGTCGTCCCAACTTGCCGCCCAAGGATCAATTTGTGTGGTGGCAAACAGAAAACGGTGGTGCACCTTTGCCACCACTGACTCCACGTGACTGGCAAATCAGTCTGGGACAAAAGTTACTGCGTGTGTTACCAATGGAAGAACTTGATGACATTTGTGCAGAGTATGCTGACCAGGTTGTTAATCCACACAATGGTCGTTGGGATGCTGACTGTATCTTAAATCAAGCAAGTGCCAGTTGTATTGTACGTGTAGGGCGTGACGTATTCTTTGACAATAGTGATTACTTAAAACCTGAGCAGACACGCTGGATTGTGGACAATTGCTTGGGTCCAGAATATCGTATTCACGAAGCAGTGACAGACGGACACGGTGATGCTGTGTTTGCTATTCTTAAACCTGGTGTTATCTTGTCAAGCAAGCACGATGTTAACTTAGATCTAGCCAAAGACTTTCCCGGTTGGGAAGTGTTAAAGATTTGGGATAGCAGTATCTGGGCTGCCATGGAAATAGGCAAGTTCAAGTACGAACAAAGCCCCGGAGCATGGTATGTGCAAGGACAAACCCCTACACAGGAGTTTACAAAGTTTGTTGACACATATCTAAACAAGTGGACAGGTTTTGTTGCCGAAACAGTGTTTGATGTTAACTGTTTAGTGCTGGACGAAGAAAACGTTATCTTCAGTGCGTACAACAGAGATGTGTTTGATTTCTGTAAACGGCATCGTATCAATCCAATCATTTCAGAACTGCGACATAGTTATTTCTGGGACGGTGGCATCAGTTGCTGTACACAGGACTTGACACGCCGCGGCGGCTTAGAAACATATCTATAATGTTTGTTATACCAATTGCTAATCAGCACTCCTACAATTCAATACCGCGCAATGCAGATTTAAAATTAAAAATTGACAATCACTGCAATGCGCCCAGTCGCCAGTTGGTTATAGACTGGAAAGGTGATTGTTTTGTATGCGGTTGTGAAGCATGGTTGCCAATCAGTGTAGGACAAATTTCAGACTTTGATTCATTGGCCAGTGTATGGAATAGTAATACAGCAGTGGCATTACAAGCCAACATTGATTCTGGGGCATATACACATTGTGCGGTTGATCGGTGTGGTGTAGTACACTCTAGCAAAATAGATACAACACACGTGGTCAGCATCAACGTTGACGAAAGTTGTAATCTACGTTGCCCAAGTTGCAGGCCTTCAGCAATAATGATCAACTCTGGCGACGATTACGATCGAAAACTGGCACAGGTACAACACATACGTCGTTTGTTAGAAGAATTCAAAGAACCCTGTCACATTGTAATGAGTGGCAACGGAGATCCACTGGCCAGTGCTATCATGCGACCATTGATACGAGAGTTTCAGCCAGGGCCTAATCAAACTATTCGATTGTTTACCAATGGCCTGTTATTAAAAAAACAATTAAATGATTCTCCCATACTTGATCACATTACACAGTATTTTATCAGCATAGACGCAGGCTCTGCTGAGGTATATGAACGTGTGCGTCTAGGAGGACAGTGGTCACAGTTGATTGCCAACCTAACTTGGTTGCAGGACACTGCTGAACGCACAGGTGCAGAAGTACTGTTAAAGTTTGTGCTACAACAAGACAACTATCAAGACATGCAGAACTTCTGTCGACTATGTGTAGACATGGGATTTAGCGGAGTAATTAACCGTTTAGAAGATTGGGGTACCTGGACAGATTACGCTGTGCATGATGTAATGGGCAACGCCGAACATACAGATCATTTGGCGGCCATGTATTTCTTAACCAGTGCGTACTCAGAGTATGCAGGTCGTATACAGTTTAATCCCAGTCTTGAAGAATTATGTAGGCAGTGACGCTAACCACGGAAACAACAGTTTCCAATCAGTGCCACGACGTCGATCTATTTCAGTTAGATAAACTTTCAAATCAGCAATACGTTCTGCGTTGCGAGGGCCTGCTACAATCTGTTTCATAATACCACGCATGTGTTCTTTAGCACTGACTTCGCTGGGATTGCGTTCTCGCATTGCAGCCAGTAAACGTGTAAAGTCCTGTTCAAACACACCTGGTCCAAATATGTCTGGAACCATTTCGGGCGGGGTCATTACACTCATGAAACTGTAACTGATAGGATTCCATGGATTGCGACGATCGTTCCATTCGTTTATCTTTTCCACCAGCTCAGGTGCTGTTTTAATTGTCAATGCCGACACTGCACTGTTCACGCACATCACAACCCAGTCTTTATCCAGTAGATATTCCCAGTTTTCTGTCCACTCGGCCAAGTCTAGTCCCCACCGCACATACTCTTCTTGTGGCCCCCAGGCATCTATACTACCTGTGATTTGCAATCGTTTTAATGCGCCGGCTTCCACCATCTTGCCAAAGCGATCAATGTAGGCTCGGAACTTTTTAGGTGGCACCTTTAGGTTGGTAATAATGTTAAATGTGAGTTCTGGATTGGGATGACTCTCCCAGAAGTCCATGCTGATGTCAAATTCAGCCTGGAAGAAAGGCTCGCCACCCAGTATTTGATAGTAGCGTATGTGTTTGTAACGATCTTTCTCTTCAAGATAACGCCAAAAGTCTGCTAACATGCGCTCATAGTTGGGATTAGATTGTGTGTTGTATCCAAAGTTTACATTGCCTTGTGTAAACACACCAAAGCGTCGGTTCTCTTCTTCCCATTTGGTACTGAAGTGACTGCCGCAATACAAGCAGGCCATGTTGCATACATTGTTGAAATACACTTCTAGTATGGTAGGTACAACTTCCAACGTGGCTGGATCTTCAAACAACTCGTGTGGAGTGCGATCATGGTCATGTCTAGCATGCAATTGATATTGTCTATCACTCATGCCACCGGCTGTTTCAATCTTTTCGCAGTATTGACACCCACCTTGTGGCCATTCGCCACGCAACATCATTTGCCTGGCTTCTATTTTGTTTGGCAGGTTATGAAAACTTGCAAAGTTGTCTGGAGGTATGGGTTGTTGGTCTGTACGGTGACAACTAGCACTTGTGCCTTGATTTAAGTACACAGTGCTCCAGGCCCACTTGAGCAAGCATCCTGTGTCTGTTTTGATTGGAAATACTTGTTTATCAGTCATGAGCAGACTTTTACTCCGTATAATTGTTCAAATCTATCTGCGTCTGCACGATCATTTACCATGGGCTCACCACGTATGTTAAGACTTGTGTTAAGCAACATAGGACAACCTGTGTTCTTGTACCATTCTTCTAGCAGTTGTCTTATTCCGGAGCCATCCTTGGGAACAGTCTGTACCCTACTAGTGCCGTCCCTATGAACGATAGCAGGAAATATGTGAGGATGCCTACAGCGAGCGATGACTTGCATATACCTACTGTTATGGAAGCCATGAGGCATATCAAAATACATATCAACATGCTCCTCCAAAATGACTGGCGCAAATGGTCTGAATTGCTGTCGTCTTTTAATATCATTTACACGATCCTTTATGTCTGCACCACGCGGGTCTGCTAATAAACTCCTATTGCCGAGAGCCCTAGGGCCAAACTCAGCACGACCACTAGCAACACCAACAATTTTATCGCGTAGTAAGCAAGATACAATATCAGCAACAGGATAAGCACCTGGAATAACACCACCCAAATAGGCGTTTTTCCAATGTATCTGTTTTCCGTATGCAAGTGCTGCCGCGCCCAGGCTACTGCCAGCGTCACCAGGACAAGGCATAATCCAAATATTATCAAAGTATTCTCCTAGGTTGCGGTTAGCACTACAGTTGAGAGCAACACCGCCCATGTAGACCAAGTTGTTGCTCCAGCCAAAGTCTCTGGCTCTGCGCATCACGCTGTTGATCAATTGTTCCGCAATGGCTTGTGCACCTGCGGCAATATCAAACTCAGTTAAATCTTGCAGGTATTGACTGTCTATTCCTGTGTGTAGATTTTCACAAAAGCGTATGGTGTCTACATCTTCTACCAATGCTTGCATTTTAACAGCGTGACTAGCATTGCCATATGCGGCCATACCCATCAAGATATATTCTTCGTCTAGTGGGCGTAGGCCAACGCTGCCAGTAGCCGCACTGTAGAACAATCCAATTGAATGTGGGTAACGCTGTGTCCAAAGTTTTTTATACGTTGCCATGCCTGATCGATCATATTCTGCTCCCCAGATAGTTACGGTGTCTAATTCGCCAATTGCATCAATTACAACCACTGTGGCCCTGTTATAGGGGCTGGATTGGAATCCTGCGGCGGCGTGACTATGATGATGGGACATATATTCTCTAGGGCATCGTAGTAGTTGCTGCCGATGAACAGTATCAGATAGATGTTTATGCAAATACTGATCCAAAGTAAAATTCCCAAAATCAAAGGCTTCCTCATATTGTCCCGAATATAGTTGTTGTAGTTTTTTGACCCACGGACGTTCATAGTATGCAATCACATCCGGAGTTGCGTATGACATTGCTTCTGCAATGATCGAATCATTTAGGTGTGCATCGTTTTTGTTTTTGCTGTAGCGTTCTGCATGTCCGGCAAAAAGTACACTGCCGTCAGACTGAATTACACTCACAGCGGCATCGTGAAACCCGGCACTGATACCCAAATATGTTTTCAACTTCATTTGTAGATAAAAGGATCTCGTTTGCGTAGTTCTTTTAGTTTTTTACGATAGCGTATTTCTAAACGAATACGATTGTATAAATTTTTAATCCAATTCATATCATGTTCCTTGTATTATTTTAATTTGTTGATCTGCATAATCTGAATCTGTCCAGTTATAGCTATATGTAGCTGTTGCATCACTGGTGCGTATTTTATGCACATTAAGATGACTTCCTAAAGTGTTCCATATATCTACATAGTTATCTGTTCCAAAACTACGGATTAAATCTACCTGTGCCACCTGCGGATGTCCAATGGTTAGACTTTTATCTTCTGGGTCAAACCCGTTGTTTGTTAACCATACTCTAAAATCTGCCAAGGTTTTTTGCTGCCACGGAAATGTGCCAGGATTGTTGGCCCATTCAATGTCAAAGTCGCCGGCGGCTTCTGTTTGTGGTTTTAGCGTTGTAGTTATTAACTCTCCTACACGGCTGTCTCGTCCTTCATCATTGAACACTTCCCAATGGTGTTTGCCTACAGCTTTATTTACGCCTACAAAAACTCCACCCAGTGGCCTATTGATTGTTTCAACTCCAAACAGTTCATAATCTTGTTCATCTAACACAAATCGCGGTGCGTGTAGCCAACACATGAGTTGACTAGGTCGTTGCCATTCAGGTGTATAAAGTGCTTTGCGCATACTGAGAACAAGACTTTCGTATTCATGACATAACAAATTTAATTGTCTTATATGCCATTGTGTAGCGGGATCTGCTTTGGTATAAAAAGTACTCATTGCACCCGATACACCTTGCAAATCTTCAAAGTAACGATGTAGATAGTTTAACTTATCATGTATTAACTTTACATCGGGCGCAATAGTATTAGCAGTTGAAAAATAATCGTCAATATGATATCCAATGTTGGCAGCATTAATGGCAGCAATACTACTGTTCATTTGTTCGGTTAAGTATTCTGCGTTGCGTTGACTTTGCACAAATCCAAAAAAACAGTAATTCTTTTCTAAATGATAATTGTTACGTATCAGAGTATTTAATGCGGCAAGCCATTTGTGACTCAAGCTGTTATCTGCAACATCAATCCACACTGTTGCAGTGCTGTTGTCATTGCCTTTTAAAGTAATTTCAATTTGATCTATCATTGTATATTCATCCACCACGTTAATACATCAGGCCGGTTGCTCAGTATGTCTGTCATTGTAACTGGTTGTGTACGTATCTGTTCTAATTTTAACACACGAGCTTTGCCTTTTGCAACACCTGCGGCATATTGGTCTGGCCATTGTTCAGCAAATGTAGGGCGTGTGCGCAGTTGAGCAAGCATATCACGCATTACTTGCGTGTGGCATTGTGGTAATAACTCGTCAATCCACGGTTCTAATAAATCACGTGGCAACGACAATGGACTCATAACAATATCAGGACCGAAACTGAATATCACTTTAGCCAGCAACTCTACATTATACTTTTGCGCTAACTTTTCCATTTTGATAATCTCAAACATTCCGGGCAGTGTTAGTGTAAAGTCTAGACGCATTTGTCTTCGGTTCTTTTGATAAGCTAGTCCTTGCTCAAAATTATTTAAAAAGGATACATACTCCAAACCTGTACGTATGTATTCTCCGATATCTTCTGTTCCGTCCAAGGAAGCGCAAATCTGCCAGTCGCGTATATTAGATAAAATATCACGATATAAATTAATGCCACGATACTCAACGCGACTAAGATTGGTGTTGTACCTAGCATATACTCTTTCTCCATCTCCAAGTTCTACTATTCTTTTCATGTAGCGCCAGTGCTGTTCATACATCAATGGTTCGCCGCCTACCCAGTATACTTCTTCTACACGATGTTGTTCAACTGCTTCAGCAAATTCTGCCTCAATTTGTTTATCCTGAAACTTGGTTATTTCTTGACGTACATTTGGTTGCATCCAATTGTTTTTAGGATTGTGCCAGTTGATCATGTCATGTGTTTTTTGTTCTGTTTCCCAGGCACTAGATAGCATATCACCGCAGGTTCTGCATTTAAAGTTACAGAGATTACTAAAACGATAGTCCCAACTTACAGGTTTCATTGTGGTATACCCTGTGGCATCTGTAGTAGCAACTACCTCGTCATACTTGTGTCGAAACAAATGCCAAAAATAACTACGATAAACATCGGTGTTTAGCAGTTTGCTATTGCATACATCGCACTCAGGCAACGTTTCGCCGGCCAGCATCCGACGTCGCACTGATCGCATATGATCGCTATTCCAGTGCTGATCCAAAGTAATAGGAGTATACCGGCCTGTGCCTGTACCGGTGTCAATATACTGTTCAAAACTTTGCGCAGGTTCTCGTGACGCACAACACATACGACGTTCTGTTTGCGGACTCAGATACGTGTGTGTCCAAGGCGCCATGCACAGTGTGTCAGGTTTTGTTGTAGTCATAGTCGATCAATGCCGCAAACTCTGGTGCCACTTGTGCTAAGTTTTGCTTTCTCTTATGGTCAAGGTCTCGTAGATTCATACGTAACAAATGTCCATCTAGACTGTTGCCACGATTCATAAACTCGGCTGCACTGACAAACTCTTTAAGTACCTTGGGTGGAACATTTGCAGAAGTCAGTTGTTTAGTAACTTCTGCTTTGGCCGACTCTGGCAATGTACTAATACTAAAGTAATAGGCATCGTGCATCATGTTCCAGTAGATAAAATCAAATCCCTGTTGTATTAACCAATTGGCCACTGTTTCGAGATAGTACACATTGAATACATTAATAGTGCAACAGGCTTGTAATGTGATATTACTGTTACGACTGCGTAGTTGACGAAAACGTGCTACATTTTCAACCACTTCTGACCACACAGCATTGGTACGCTGATATTCAAACCGTTCTGCTACATCGTCGATGCTGATGGCAATTTCAACATTCTTGAAGTGTTTCCAGATTGCCTCACCTTCTTCTGGGTACTGTGTGCCATTGGTGTTGTAGTGTATTTCAACTTGCCTGGCACGGCCAGTGTCTACTAATTTTTGTAGCAGTTGAAAATGCTCTCGAATCATAAAGGGCTCGCCGCCAGTGAACTCAATGTAGCGTATGTTGTCCAGGTGCTGGTCCAGGTCCGTCCAAAACTCTACACTTTCTCTTGGCCAGGCACCGTCCTTCAGCATTTGGTAAGCAAAGTTGCCACGAGTATCTTCGGCACGATTGTATTTGATTTCTTCTGCGGCAAACTGACTGCTACTCCACGAGCCGCAAATACGACATTTTAAATTACAAATATTGCCCAGTTTAAGATCCAGGAACATCAAAGGCATAGCATCTGCGGTCCAGGCTACATCAGCATCAATCATGTGCTTAAGTCTGTCCAGTGTGTGCATACGTTTGCTAGTGCGTCCTGCACGTTCTTCATTCCAGCAACGACGGCAATTCTGCGGCTTTTTACCAGCAAGAAAGTCTTCACGCAGAGTTTTCATTGCTCGGCTATTTTGTATTTCAACTAATCCAGTAGTTGCCAGTTTATATTTGTCTCCATTGTCATCAGTGATTTCGTCCATGGCCAAACAGCAAGGACGTACAGTCCCAACAGGACTTGCCTCTAAACTGATCCAAGGCAGTACACAAAAAGTTTCATGTGGTATGTTCATTTAATTGCTCTTAATTCTGGTAACACATCAAGTACATGTTCTCGTCTAATAGCGTCAAGCTCGTACGTCTTGCGCCAAAAGGTATCTAGTAGATGTGTATTGTCTGTGCTGTTCATAAATGCAATAGCACTTTCAAATCCCACAGTGGCACGATTTAACTGATCCAATGGACGTAGCCATTCTAAATGTTGTTCATATTTGTGTTGTATTTTTTGTTTGTATTCTGCAGGTGCAATATCAATGCGTAAATAAGCAGGATCTTGTAGTATGTTCACGTTGAGATCTTGTGGCTTTAGCAGACCTTTTTCGACCCAATCCCTGTGAAAGTCTGGAAGATGCCAGGCATTCATTATACTCAGTGTAGGACTAATGTAAAAATCTACCTGTGGGCATATTTCCATCATTTGTCTACGATTAGATTCTACCACAGCCCAGTCTGTGCCTTTGCGTATGTACTCGCCGCGTGATCCTTGAGCATCTAAACTGGCGCCCACGGCCACACTGTCAAACTTGCGCCAGTAATCAAAAACTGTTCTATCTTTGAGGCGTGTTTGTGTAAAGTTGGTGTTGTATATTAATCTGACATCAAAGCGGCCACGACGTTCTAGTTCTTCTAGAATCAAGTAATGTTCTTCCATCATCAGGGGTTCGCCACCGGCAAAGTAAATCTGCTCTACATGATCAATGTGCTCAATTAGTTGTTCCCACAGGTCAGTAGCAAAACGACCAGCATAGTTAAGAGGTTTGTTTTGACCGGCCCAGGCTGGACCTGCTAATTCGGATTGATCTTTGTACCAACTACTGCTAAAGATATGTCCACAACTACGACAACTTAAATTGCAAAGATTACTAAATCGCAGATCCCAATAGGTCATTTCAAATTGATCAACATGCCCAGTTTCATTGGTATTATCTACTCGATTAACATGATGCCCGTGGTGCTTGTTGGCACTTTTACGCCCACTGAAAAATCCTGATTCTTCCTGTTCGTAACAACGGCCGCAGGCCGGGTTGGGAGTTTCTGTCAACATGTCAACACGTAGTTGTTTTTGTTCTGGGCTGTTCCATATTTCTGTCAACGTGGCTGAACGACAGTTGCCTATTTGGCCCACACCCATTTCGGCGTGACAGCAAGGATATGCTTCGCCTGTGGGATATGCGTGTAAGTGTATCCAAGGGTAGATACAAAACGTTTTGGAATCTTTTAATAAAAACTCTTCACGTTGTGTTAGATCTGTTGGGCGTACTAAATCTGTTGAGTTATACTTGTATTGAGTCATACCATGTTGATAATGTTACGTCTATCGGATAACTATCTTTAAATGTATCTTTAAAACTTTTTCCACGGCGTTGATCATACTGTGTGTAAAACTGCTTAAAGTCATTGTGTAACTTAGGCATATCAAATGCGTCTGAGTGCGGAGTTTTTACCACATCTAAATAATCAATTAATCGTTGTAGATGATTAATTTCGTGTTCGTGCAGTATGCCAGGAACCGTTTTCCAACGCTTTAGGAAATTAGATAAGTCAAGCATATGACGTGTAAGCAATGCCCGGGGCAGTACCAGTGGACTTTGAAAACTAGGAAATCTCAGTATATTTAATGTAAAGTTAACACGTTCACGACCATACTTTGATTTAAGTTGTACTACGTAATGCAGTAACATTGGCAGTGTGGTCAAACACAGTGCATTGATTGTGGCCATTATGTGTACTGCACCCACGTGACTGTCTAGTAATTTAACTACATTATTTTCCCAAGCAGGATAATCTAGTCCATCTCGAATATATTCAGCGTGAGCACCAACGGCTTCCATTGATGTGTAAATTTCTACATCCAAGCCCTGTGTGCTTTCAATCAATCTATCTACATCTACATCTGCACCAAGATTTGAGTTAATTGCTAACCGGGTGGTTGATCTGCCTGGATTGTTTTTAAACCAGTCAATCAGTTTCCATGTCTCTGCACTCATCAGCGGCTCGCCGCCGGTTATTCGTAATTCTTGGAGTGTTCGGTGTAGGTCAGTTTCCCACCATTTAAAGAACGCTTCAATATAGGGATTCGTTTCACCAAATCGGTATAGTTGACTGCTAGCATGAGCATGAGTAAAGTGATTACGCCCATCAGACACCAGGCCGACATATGGGCCGCTTCGCTTGATATCATTAACCCATGTGCTACTGAAAGCAGGGTTACAATAGCTACAAGCAAATTGGCAAGTGCGGTCGAATGCAATTTCAAGTGTGCGAAGATTGACATCTTCTGTATGGGGTGTGCGGTATGCTTCATCTAAGGCCTCTATAGGGTAAATTTTACTTTTGTACACACGGTCAGATACGGAATCTTTGCCCATGTCTTCAATCTTCCAGCAGTATTCACAACCTGTGGGACGTTTTCCTTCCAACATCAGCCGCCGATCATCTTTTTTCTTTGCGGTGTTGTGCAGTGCAGAGGGATTGGCGGCCAGTGCATCCAGATCAATTGAGTGTGCCGGTGGATGGTGGCAACTGGTAGTTTGTCCACTTCCCAACCATATGGTAGCATTGTACCATTTGGCCGCACAAAAACTTGCACTCTTGGTGTCTAAAATTTCATGTTTAAAATCTAAATCGTTCATTGATAAATTGTTGGAAACGGTCAGGAAACTCTTTGCGACACTGTGTGCGCAATTCTGCAAGGTGTTGTTGATTGTATTTACATACATTATAGCATTCATTTAGAAAACTTGCAAGATCTTGTTGACATAAATCTTTGACTATCATTGCTATTCTTTCCATTCGATCTTGATGATTGTCGATTATATCAAAACTTTCATCTATCACATGTCCAAATGTTTGAAATCCCAATTTGTGCATGTCTCGATAAAATCCCACACTGGAGGCACAGATCCACGGATGGCCCATTGCCAATGGTTTGGCAATTTTTTCTGTTCTAAAACTATAAGGATATTCAAACACAGTTTCAGTTACTAAACTAAAGTAGGTGTCAATGTACGGGGCAGGTTCTAAATAGATTTCACCCCAGTGGGTGTCAAACAATTCATTTTTGGCAAATTTATGTGGGTAATCCAACACAATAGATTTATTCTTAAAAAATTTAAATTCGTATTCTGAAGGCAACTGTTTAATTGCAGTATTTTGACCAATTACATCTATGCCGTTTTCATGTAGACTAAAATATTGATTATTTGGAATTCGGCCATCTAACATGGTCCAGATTGCACTGTCTAAAATGTCCAGCTGACGCAATCTTTCAAGTAGGTATTTTCTATGAGAACGTACCCGTCCGTTTAAAAATAAAAATTTATAAGGTTTAATTTTTTTGTTAAAAATTTCATCAGTGCGTTGTTGTGCTTGAATGTTTTCTTCATAATCTAGTATGTGTGTGATAAAATGTTCATGCAACAAATATGAATATTGAGGTTCAATTTCGCCGCCACTCAACAGCAATATCTTTCCCGAAATCACTAAGTCTTCTATTTTTAACACACGCAATTGATCTACAATTGTTTTAGATCCTTCGGCACTGTTGCCAAATATCACAGTTATAGTTGGGTCAGCAGCCATTGATCTGATACGATCTGTGTGTTCTACCATTTGCTTGCGGCCTATTAGATAGATTGAGTTGGGCTGAATTTCGTGAGCGCCTAGATCCCACAACTCATCGTCAGAGTAAGGTTTCATCATACTGTAAACCTCGCTCATTGTGTCAATGATAAATTTACGATTGCCGAGCATGGTACTCACATTCTGCCCACCATGCTCGCATTTCTGGAAAAGCTGTTGAGAAATCAGTGCCACGTCTACGATCGTGTTCCGCAAAAAAGCGATAAAAATCTGCTTGGGCAGTTGTAGTGTCTTTGTGTTGTCCTTCACGCATCCACGCAATGTCACGTTCAATACGTTGCACTTCGTAATCTTTAAATCCGTGTAAAGGGTTAGCTTCTGTAACCATGTTAGCCAACATAAAATCTCTAGCACGTTCTAATTGTTGTGCATAACTTTCTGGAAGTATTTGTAAACTTTGCCAAGCAGGTTCACGTAGTACAGGAGTATCAAACCACACACGTTGATAAGTTGTCGAATATGTTTTTCTTAATTCTAGTATCCATTTTAACAGTGCAGGCAAACCAGTGACAGTTAAATTGTTCATAGTAATAATAAACGTCAAACTGTTGCGATTGGGAATATCACGTAAGAATTCTTCAACATTGTTGGCCATGCGATTGTAGTCTAATCCGTGGCGTATGTATTCTGCTTGTGGTGCTAGACCAGAGTCTAAGCTGACATACTGCATAAAGTGTTCAATGTCCGGTGTACACAGACGCTTTACATAGGATATGTACTTTTTAAACAGTTGATCTTCTACAGAGAAATTTGACGTTACGTTCAAGTGTAGTTTAGGACTAGGGTGTTCTAACACATAATCAAACACCCTGTAGGTGTTCCGGTCCATTAGTGGTTCACCCCCAGTCATTCTAAAGTGTACCAGTTCTGGATAAAGTGTTGGCCACCATTCCCAAAATGCATCAACATAAGGATTGTGTTCTCTGACAGGAATAGGTTTGCGATTGCCTACAAAATGTTCGGGTGCATTATGTGGTTTGCTTGTAGGAAACGCACCATATCGATCTATTTCTTCTCCCCAACTGGAACTAAATTGTGGTGAACAATAACTGCACTTTAGATTACAGGCATGATTAAAGTTGACTTCTACGTAGCTAGGAACAACATCATCCTCATTACCTACACTATTTTTAATTTTTTCAAAGTCTACTGCGGCCCAGGCCTCGCCTGACCGGTAATGTCTGTCTGATAGCTTGCCTAAGTTTTCCATGTTCCAGCAATACTGACACTCTGTGGGCTTTTCACCGCGAATCATCATCATGCGTTGTTGCTTTTTGTGTTCAGTGTTGTGTATGCCGCCGGAACGTTGTAGGTCAGTTGCAGAGATCGGATGCAAGGGCGGATGGTAACAGGAGTTATTAAGGCCGGTGGTCAAGTGTAGGCTAACTTGTTTCCATTTGGCCAGACACATGCTCGAGCCTAACATAGCCTTCATGTCTTCGGCGCCGCTTAGAAACTTTGATTTAAAGTCAGTTGTGACTTCATCTCCTTTATTATTCATTTTTATCCCAATGTAATCGATTTATATTAAATTCATTTTTTAATGCTAACATATACCTCATTGGGTTTGGTTGATCAAAAATAATTTTTATTTTTCCATTAAATCCCCACCAATTTTCATGAGTAACATTTGAAGATCCTTCTACACGGCATATAAAAAGTTTATCAATTAAATCTTGATGTATAGGAAAATTGTTTATTAATATTCCAGTGACTTCAATTGATTTATCTTTAAGTATATTACCATCGGCGTCGACCTCCATGTCATCTGGATGTTTATTACTAGTAATTATGTTAATAGTAGTTGGCCAATTAATCAAACAGTCGATACCCATTGTCCCATTTGGTAAATTTTCCCCTGTATAAATGAGCCTTGTTTGGTCAAATATTTCAATTTTTATTGACCCATTGCACCGTGTATTTGAGCAAAGTAAAGTTAAATTTATTTTCATGCAACTAACTCAACGGAAGTTATGTCTATACTAGAGCCACCGTTGGAGGCAGTCATATTTAATGATGTTAATAAATCATTTAGTTCATTGAAATAAGTTATTCTATCTTGCGTAGAAATATCAGTTGCCTGAGTCATCCATATTGTAGGTATTTCACCTCGGACAATGCCGTATTCTTCTTGTTTTCTTTCTAATTTTGTATTGGGCAATATTGCAGACAAAGAAAATACTACCTGATCTATTGGATTGCAAGCATAATGTTGGCGATCTTGAAACCATTGTTTTGTAAATTCAAAATCTTGTCGCGTTTCAGTTGGATATCCAATGATAAGGAGTAGTAACAACTTAACTGAATATTTTTTAGCCATGTCTAGATGATAATCAATGTCTTCGTTTGTAAAATTCTTGCCAAGCGCCACTCTTACTTTCTCTACCACACTTTCAATACCCAATTGTAAATGTCCGTTTGATTTTTTAATTTTTTGCCAAAACTCCTCTGGGTGTTGTTTTTTATTTCTAACAATAAAGTATCCATCCCAAGAGATTTGAGCGGTTGGATTTTTGTCATTGTAACCGCACATTAGATCCAACAACTTCTGAAATTCTTTCATGTTGCCATTGGTCAATGCGTTGTAGAAGAAAAATCTTGTGATGTTGTGTTGTTTGATTTGATGCAGCATTTCTGCAAAAATATTATCAGCAGTTCTATACTGATATTTTTTCCAGTGCTCAATCACATCACAGAATTCACAGGCTCGTACACATCCTCTACTATCGCAAATAGGGATACCAGAATCTTGATATTGCGAAAAATCATAATCGGCAAAATCAGGATAGCACAATGCATTTAAATCTGGGATAGGTTGCCAAGTTCCAGAGTTTATGCCAGGGTAGCTTAGATTATTGCAAAGATATTCTACAATACTGTATTCCCCATCGCCGTTGATATAGTCGTCAATATATCCGTTGGTTTTTAGCAGTTCGGCAAAGTTTAATTTTGATTCTGCTATAAAATGCTTTATACCACTACCGCCGATTACAATTTTAAGATCTGGATTTAAAGTTTTAAGATGGTAACATAACCAAATTGTAAAAAACTGACTGTCTTGAGTAAGCAAACTGAACCCTAGTACGCAAGGATTCAAACTTATGATCCTGTCAGCACAGTAATCAAGTAAATTGCCAATGTCATCCACTATGTCTGGATGTATTCTTTGTAGTCTAAAAAAGTCCTCAATGAGAAGTTTTTTAGGATTTTGATTTATTAGATTGACGACTTCAATGTTTAAATCAATAGCCTTGCTGGTATAACCAGCTGCAACTGCACAACTTTTTAACACAGCTGGCGCAAGAGTAGGACGAAAGGAAAAAGTTCCGGGTACAGAACAAAATAAAATATCTACTCCCATGTTGTTTTTCTTACCATCCTTCTTGCGCCCTGATAACATCAATTTCACGTGTCATAACGCCTTGATTATGCCAGCCGCTACGATAGTGATGTTTAAAGAACTTGCTGGCTTCTTCTTCATACCATACCATTGGCAAGTCTAACTGTGTGCTCAGCTCTTCGGCTACGCGACCTAACAATAGTTCCGGCTCAGTGTCTTTAACTGTATCCCACAACTCATTTAACGAATCAAACCATTGCACTTGTTTGTGATCCCAATTGGTCAGCATGGTCATGTATGTGCCCATTCTTGCGCCGGCGATGGCCCAAACTCCGTGTTCAGCATCACGTCCTACATTGTGCCACACAGTCAAGTTGTCTAGATTGCGTTGGTGCACACGGTCTTTGAACTCTGCCACAGTGGGACGCACACCTTTGTTCAAACACATCTTAACACCCTCACGGAAGCCGGCACGCCATGCATGGAACGCTGAACCATTGGGATATGTTGTACTATAACAGTCGTGCATGGCCCAGTATAAAGGATCAAAACAAAACTCTACTTCGGTAGCGGCTGTGCCATCTGTGTTTTCATGTGTTTTCATTTCGTT